TTTGCCGTTGCCGTAGCCGTTGCCGTTGCCGTAGCCGTTGCCGTAGCCGTAGCCGTAGCCGTAGCCGTTGCCGTAGCCGTTGCCGTAGCCGTAGCCGTTGCCGTTGCCGTAGCCGTTGCCGTAGCTGTTGCCGTAGCCGTTGCCGTTGCCGTAGCCGTAGCCGTAGCCGTGAGTATTTTGGCTATCTTCGAAATTAGCCGCTATTCTTAAAGCTTCCATTTGTCTTTATTAACAGTAATAGTATGTATGACGGTTAACCAATCGAACTCAACAGTACCTTCACATTTGTCCAGTTTAGTTGAGCTAGTAGGGCCATGAACTAATTCGGGTAATCCTTTAGTTGTACCCCACGAACGGATATTGTAAGCATTATGCAATTTACAATCATTGCCAGTTCTCTCGAATACACCTATGTATATCCAACCGCGCTGAAGCACTACAATTTTAACATCTCCGTCAAATTCTTTTTTAACGGATGATTCAGGAACGTAAGTAATTCCTTTGATAATAATCTTGTCGATTTCTGTTTCCATAATATGAGTATTAAATTTGTTTATAATTATTGCACAAATGTACTGTAATATTATTTAGCGTACAAATTTTTCTTTGCTTTTTTAATATTATTTTTTACCTTTGCATTGTGTTTATGCGAGAACACGTAAAGATATTGGTGTAAAAACCATAAAACCCTGTTCAGTGCCTCGCATCACTGGACGGGGTTTTTAAATTTAGTAAAATGAATATAGTAAAAAGGATTGATTCGGTTAAGGTATTATTATCTGAGTATGTTAAATCAGATGTTAAGGAAAACATAGTCATAGGTAAGGAAGAATATTTTCACATTCAAGATAACTTTTTTATAAATGCAGATTGGAATAAATCGGAATTAATTAGTTCGTATGTGTATATAACTGAAGAATATGTTAATGTAATTACAAATAAAATTATATGTAATGAAAAAATAACTAATCTGTTCATTGATGCTATAAATAATATGCATTTTCATAAAAAGGACATTCAGTATAAAACATATATAATGTATGATGAAATATCTAAATTATATAAGATTGGTAAATCTGGGAATGTTAAATTTAGAGAAAAAACATTATCGGGTCAAATACCTAAAATAAAAACACTATTTTACTTAGACCTGGATATTGAAATGGTACTACATAAACAATATTCTAAAAATAGAATACGAGGTGAATGGTTTGATCTTGGGAGTAAAGACATATTGACAATTGTTAAAAAGCATGGATTTGTCAAATACGATTACAGCTTGCCAATATTAAGATGATAAAAGAGGGTAAATCGAAGGAGAATAGGCAACGGATACTTAGGGATATTGCGACCTATTCATAATTTCACATAATAAATTAATATTCATTAACTTTAACTAATATTTTAAGAGTATGGAAAGCAATGACGTAAGAAGATTAGCTTTAGTATTATCGGTTCAGGCAGAAATTGAAGGAATGAAAGCCGAAAACATAGTACGCGAACAGAATGAACAATCGCCAGCATACGGAGAGAAGCAATTTAGCGAATGCGCGCGAAGATTAGAGAATTTAGCATACTCTCATGACGAACAACTTTAAGCTATGAAAGAGGGAAAAGAAAAATACAAATGTTTTGCGTCAATTTGTAAAACATTAGGATCGATGAATGTGACTAGCGAAAAAGGTACTAAAGTATGGGTTTATGATTACATCCAATTCCGCCCGCGATTAAAAAGCGATATGACCAAAGCCGAATTAAAGGCCAACGAAAAAGCGAAGTACGAACACGGAAAGATGTTATTAGGATTAAGAACAAAATTAACTGCAAAATGAACCATTACAGAACATCCAAAAACGAACGTGTAAGTAAAACATATATCGACACCAAAGTAAAAGGTGCCAAACATCAGAAGTTAGAGCAACAGATAAACGACTACGGGTACAATTTTTGCGAAGGATTTGCCAAAGAACACGAAAGTACTTTAGATTGCGCCCACGTAATAAGCGTCGATGAATGCCAGAAGTCAGGCCGTAGCGAGTTGGCTTGGGACGTTGACAATATCAAAATACTATGCCGGTCATGTCATCGCGAACACGACAAAACAAATATCCGATCTGCAAAAAAGAACACCATATAATATGGTATTGAAATTTAAGCTATATTTGCAAATAAAATGTAGTTTAAATGAGGAAATATTTTATAGAATTCTTTCTATTATTACCGATAATATCTTTCGGCCAAACTATTAAACCCACACAGGTATATGATTTTCAGAATTATGTACTTATTCGAAAATATCTTACCGTATCTGACACAATCCGATGTGATTCTATCAGCGTCGGCAACGGAGTATCGCGTGTATGGTTAAGCCCTTCAAAGATTGCAAGTTTAGGAAATAACTTAGGATATACCCCGGAGAACATCGCCCATAAAAACAGGCCAAATGGATATGTAGGACTTGGTACAGATACTTTAATACCAGTCAGATTCTTGCCATCTTTAATAACAAGTCATACATATCAAGATACAAGCCAGGCGCAAATGTTAAGTGGCAGTAGGTATGTTGGTGATATATCTATGCGACATGATGATACAACTTCCTATATTTTAGCAGCATTACCATCATCTACATTAAGCAACTGGGTTATTTTTTTATACCCAAACAACTCCCCGGTACAATCGGTATTTGGACGAACTGGGAATATTTTGGGATTGCCTACTGATGTTGGGATACCAGCTTATTCAAATGGTAAATTTTTAAAAAGTGGAACAACATCACTTAATTGGTCTGACGTTGGATTCGCAGACTTAACCGGGACACCCGGGAGTAATAGCCTTTTAAATTCGGCTTTGGCTGGTAAGGAACCCGCGATAACAACCGGTACAACTACTCAATTTTGGAACGGATCAAAGAATTTTACTCAGGTTAATTTAGCAAATAGTGTTACCGGTACGTTGCCAATTGCAAGTGGAGGTACAGGTCAGACAACAGCCACGGCGGCATTGAATGCATTACTACCAAGTCAGAGCGGCAAAACAAACTATGTGGTTAAATCGGATGGAACTAACCCGGTATGGTCGCAATTGTCAGCACTAGAAACTGATCCTATCGCAACGGCTGCACCAGCATACAATTTGAAAGCTCGAGACACAACAAGGTATGCTAATAAACAGGACGTTTTAGTCTCAGGGACTAACATTAAGACTATAAACGGCAATTCTTTGGTCGGCGCTGGTAATATCGTAATCGCTGGTAGTAGCGGTGGTACGGTTACTCAGGTATCGGTAGTTACTGCGAACGGATTTAGCGGAACCGTGTCTAACCCGACATCAGTACCAGCTATTACAATATTGGCAGATACTATATTTAAGTACCAAACAAAAGCAAGTGCGCGGGCTGATAGTATCAAGTTGCATAATCAAATTATAACTAAACAAAACATAATAGGTAATTTATCCGACACGACCAAATATTACAAGAAATCATCGTTAACTGGCGATACGACAAAATTACATAATCAGATAGTTACTAAGGCACCGATTGCATCACCAACCTTTACCGGCAATGTCGGAGGTATTACGGCTACAATGGTTGGGTTAGGTAATGTCACCAATGATAAGCAGCTAATCGTCGGTGATACACTTAACCGTAAAGTTAAGACAGTTAAACAGTTTAGTAATGATACCCTAACAAAGGTACAGACTTCTTATGGTCTTAGTACTGGAGTAGTTAAAAACATAACTGTTGGAACCTCTTCAATAGGAGGTAACTTGATAATTAATGCAACAGATAGCACTCAACTTGCTCCAGCTCTCGTTACTCCAAATTGGACATTAGGTACAGGTTGGGTTTATCAAACCTCTCCTAATGCCATTGCAAAAACTTCTGATGGTTTAGGTACAGTTACCACTGCAACACTTCCCGGAATCAGAGCTGGTTATACTTATAGAGTTACGATTGTTGTTGGGAGTATCTCTGGTGGAACTTTGAGTTGGACTATAGGATCACCCGGTACAAGTATCATAACAGGGTATGGTACTACAATATCTTCCGCAATCACATATACGGACTATATAACAGCAACAGCAACTAATTCCATACTAATTACACCTTCTGCTACGGGAGTTCGTGCAGTCATTACTGGAATAAGTATAATCCAGCTATCTAACAATACTGGTGATTTAACAGTAAACGGTAATCTGAATGTAAACTCACCAATAAAAGTTAATAATGGACAAGATGCCATTATATTAAACAAGTCAAATCTGGGTATATTCACACTACCCAGATTTGACTTTACTACAACAATGGGTGGTTCTCTGTTTGTTAACACTAATATAATGGCAAACTATAACCTCATCTCAGGAAATGGGTTTATTTCAGGTCTTAAACTTAATATAGGCTCTCAGTCAACTCCAACAAAGGATTTCTCATTTACTGGTTCTGTCTCCAGAACCTTAGGTCTGGAACCAACTACAACTTCTAATACAGTAGGTCAAAACCTCCTAATCAATTCTGGTAATTGCTCAGCAGATGCAACAAACAAAAGAGGCGGTGATCTTTACTTTGTCACCGGAGGCTCCCGAGGTATTGGTGGTTCATCCATGTTTTTCCAAACCGCCTCTTCCGGCACAACAGGTACAACTTTCCATGCGCCTGTAACTCGGATGAAAATTGACTCTACCGGCAATGTTGAAGCTGCAAAGTTCACCACACTTGCAACTAGCCCAGACAGTGCTATACAGACAATGACTGCACTTCTTAAGCAAGCAACAGCAATCCCTTACGGTACTTACTTCCAGAGTTACAGTACAGGTACTTACAACATGACTGCATCAGATACCATTATTAATTACACTGGTACTCCTGCAACTGTTACATTATCTGTAGCAGGCACTTATAAGATCACAGGAAAGTGTTATGTTAGTTACTCAGGAGCAACTGAAGCGTCAGGACAAACTATTAAATTTTTCATTAAGAAAACTAACATTCCTCAAATATCAATTACAAATGGGTCAACTCCTAACTTACCCTTGGAAGCATCCACAACAGCAACTCTATTTTATGGGTTAGTTGAATGTCCTGTTGTTTATTATACGGCCAATGCTGGAGACGTTATAAAGATTTATGGTAGTGTTACTCAAGTACCTAGTGCGGGTAATATTCAAGTACTCGGTAGTAATATTTTGGCTGAATTGATTTATGGTATGTAATCATCAATGTATAATTGAAAATCCAAAGAAAATGATTAAAAGAATAATTGGAATACTTTTACTTACTGTGTTGAGCTTCTCATTAGTAGAGGCTCAACCATTAAAGAATGTTAACAGTAAGTTATTAAGAGCTAACGGAAAACTTGTACGTGCTTCTTCTGGGTTTATAATTTACTCAAGTCAGGGAGCTACTAACTCGCAGGTTACTTTGATTCTCAGAATGTCTACTGGTAAATCTGTTGTTATTAATTGGGGAGATGGGAAAACAAGTACAGCATCTGCAACCTCCAACACACCATATGCCTCAAGCTATTCTTTAAAAAACCAAACTTTCCCTATTACTATTACAGGTAACTTGGACGGAATACTGCGATTTGAGTGTACTTCTGTAGCAATTAATTTAGGTAATTTTACATGCATATCCTTACTAACTAATTTACTGGAGTTAAGTTTGGCAAATGGTATTGGACTGTCTTTAAACATAAACAATATAAGTAGCACACTTGTATACTTTTCCAGCACTAATGGCAATTTACCTATGGTTGGGTCGTTAAGTAACTTACCTAATCTAGCGCAACTTTTATTGAATACTAATGGTGCTATAACTGGTATATTACCAAGCTCAGGTATGACTATCATTAGTGTTACGGGGAGTAACCTAGCCTTTAGTGTTGATATAACTAATAATACTGGACTGACTATATTATCAATAAATGCTAGTAAAAGTACAGTAACAGGCGATGGCACAAACCTAGTAAATCTAGTTAATTGTTCTCTTTACAAAAACTGGGGGTTAACAGCAGATATATCAGGGTGGGTAAATCTCACAATATTTTACAACCAGGGCAATCCATTTTCAGGTTCACTTACTAATTTAACCCATATAACTTCTTTCTATTCCCCATTAGGGACAACCCCCACAGCTTACTCCGGCATATGCTCAAATATGCCTATTTCCAGCTACTTTTTTATTGCAGGTGATACCAACACTGTAGGTGGCGTAGTCTCTAACTGGACTAACGCCACTAACATTCTCGTTAGCGGCAACGGTAATACAATAGGAGGTTCAACATCTGGGTTTTCAAAATTAACATATATCGCATTATCGGGATCATCCTTAACATTTACCTCAATAGATTTATCTAGTAGTGTATTGTTGACAAATGTTGTAATTACAGGTATTCCATCAATAACCTCAATAACAAATCCTACACATTCGTTAGATATAGCCCAATATGACGCATATTCTAATTCATTAACATCCTTAGATATATCAGGACTATCCAATTTATCAACGACACTTAGAGGTTATTCGAATACCGGATTAACGACATTGTCATTGCCTACGATAAATAGGCAGTTCACGACAGTAGACTTCCACAATTGCGCATTAAATACGGTCTATGTTGATGCCATTTTCGCCAAACTCAATGCGTGGTATTCGACACATACGCCAACAGCAGGATTGACAATTGAGTTAAGCGGAGGCACTAATTCTAGGCCGACAGGAGGTAATAGTAATACTGATTTGGTCAATCTTCAATCTATATTTGCATCAACCGGAAAATTATTATCAGTATATCTACACCCATGAGAAATTTAACATTAATATTAGTATTTTTATTATCAAATAGTTTCATTAACTTAAATTCAAATAAAATGCCTCAAACAATTCAAGGTTCAGACGCAGCCCCGATATGGTACTGCGCTTACGATCGTACTACTAAAGAGGTAGTACAGTATAAAGTAAGCAACTCAAGTGTAGAAATTCTTGACATTACGGGAGATGTCAAGATTCCAGGTTCGGTAACACCAGAGACTCCCAATGGTATAAACGCGTATGCATGTATTATTACAAGTGTATCGAAGCAAGATATGCTCAATAAAATGACTGAAGCTGGCGTAACTGACCCTAACGGAGTAATAGTAGAACAAGAATGACCCCCGCACAAATCAAAGCAAGCCTTATTCAGACTCAGAGTCTGGTGGCTTCACAAATTGCAACGGTGGACGAGATTTCCGAGACTTTGAAAAAAGACTTATCTCTTGATCTTCTCCGGGCTATGGGTAGATTTTACGCGACATTCCCGCCTACCACCGACCAGGTATTGACTATTAACGCTAATGGTTCATATATCAACGGAAGTACCGAGCTGGCCGATCTTCGTCAAGCGTATGTAAACGCTGGCAAGGCGTTAACAATTTTTGTAGTAAGTTAAATTAAAAATAGTATTATGTCAAATTTTGGAACATTAAACCTTAAAGACTTAGCAAAAGGTCTTTTAGTTTCTGTTGGATCAGCAGTAATTGGAGTAATAACAACCAGCTTACAGGCCGGTTCGTTGACATTCGACTGGAAACAGATCGGAACGATTGCGCTTGCTGCTGCTTTAGCTTATCTCGGAAAGAATTTCTTTACAAATTCCACCGGCGAAGTTGCTAAAACAGAATCAAAGTAATTAACTTTACCCTCGCGTTACGGGTCGATCCAACGCGAGGGTAATTAACATTCTAAGCCATGATTACAGAAATTGAAGAATTACTTAAAATGCCGGATATATTGGTAAGCGAATTTGAGCCGCTGTACGAACCAATATACGAATTATACCAGCCAATATACACGACAAACGAAACCGGCGGAGGCGATCCTCCAGCTGACCCCCCACCACCATTATGTTAGTTGAAAAAATATCACAATTTATCGCTAAGAATAAGGTGTTTACTATCTTTTTGTTAGCTTATTTCGTCGTGGAAATCATTTACATGCGTTTTTGCCAAACCACGAGTAAAGGGTATCCTATGCCCGGATGGAATTTTCTTGTTAAAGAGAATGGGCATATTCATATAATTATACTCGAACTGGTTATACTCTACTACACTTCTACCAAAATAATAAAGACGTTAATCTTAACCGATATTTTATATTGCATACAAAAAACAATTGTGCAGATTGTCGGGTTAATATACGCCGGGACTAAATCGCCTTCATGGTGCAATCAAAGAATGATAGGTTTCTTTTTATCATTCGGCATTATATTGATTATTACATACCTAAACTGGGAAGAATTTACATTAATACTAAATAAATTATCGATTAAAATTAAGACGTTATGGCTAAGAATCTTTACCATTTAGGAGTATTATTTGCGGTTATCGCTGTTGTTGGGCTTATTGGGTTGTTTGTATATTCGATGATATACTACACAGTAGAAGTTAGGATAGCATTATTAACCATTGTAATAAGTGCCGTTACGTATGTAAGTAAATTATTAATAGACAAATACAAACAAATTCCTATAGACACTGTAAAAGGAATTAAAGATGACATTATGGAAATAAAACAAAGCTTACATTCTAAGCTCGACACTCACGAGAGATCGGATCATGATAGATACGACAATTATACAAAGCTTAACGACGAACGATACGAAGAGATACATACTACAATTGAGCGAAGCAATGAGCTTATGAGTAATATTGAAGGATTAATTTTAACCGGCCATTTAACTATTAAAAACTAATTACATGAAAGCTATTGTATCGCTATTATTGATTATTGCAGCATTCATATTGATATGCTACCTTTCCGGATGTTCCCAGGCGTATCACTGTTCAAAGTGCCTTACCCCTCCAACTATCGAAACGAAATCAGATACCACGGTAAAAGAGGTATTTACTCCATATTATATAGCATTACCTGGCGATACCATATTTATAACCGGCAATGTTACTCGGCCATGTCCAGACTCGACTAAAGCATGGGCACAATACAATTATCAAATAAACCAATTGTTAAACCAGAACGCTAAATATTTTCAATCTATTTCGATGGATCGGGATAATTTTAGTCTTATCCTTCGAATTAAGGACGACAGCATAAAGGCGCTAAAAGATAGTGTTAACCGTACCATTATGATCAATACAACCAAGGTAGACCAATTTTACAGGCAGGGGTATTTGATCCAACAAGAGGCGCTGAAGAAATACAAATGGATTGTTATATCGGGCGGGTTAATTATTTTGCTCCTGCTGGGTGTCATCGGGTGGCCGGTAATTAAGAAAATGATATTACCATAATTTAGATTATCTTTGCATCAAACAAAATATAATGACCGAAACTAAACAGCTATTTTACAAACAATCCACAGGAGAATTAACTACGAAGTCGGGAGTAATACTCGCAACCGGTTATAGCGGCTATGGTGATTTTAAAAATGACCCTTCAAAACAAAATGTAAAAGGGTTAGGATGCATTCCTATAGGCGAATATACATTCGGGACTCCAATAGATAGCCCTCAAATAGGACCATTATCTATACCTTTAATACCTAACCATCATAATATAATGTTTGGACGCAGTGCGTTCTTTATGCACGGGGATAGTATTGCAAAACCGGGAACCGCTTCCCATGGATGCGTTATAATGCCACGACAAATACGCGAAACAATCATAAACACCAAATATACGACCTTAATAGTCCAGTAGTAAAGCAATACTTTACAACTCAAAACATTCCACAATTATTAGTAGTTAGTAGTTTACCCTGCCCGTCGAGATGATGCGCAGGGTTTTTCATTTTAACTAAAAAATAAAGTAGTATTTGTTTGGTAACGTCAAAATAATTTAGTTAATTTGCATTGTAAGTTTAATGTCACGCGTAGGCACTACGCCTACAATTACTTTTTTTGAAAAACTAAATTTTAAAATACATGAAAACTATCATCGAAGCATTAAAGGCATTACGATTACGCATCGTTAACGTGCGTTTTTTTAATAAACAGAAAAAGTACGGTAAAAATGTACTTTATAAGCATTATTTGGGGGAAATACCAAATATCAAAGCTACTCAACTACGTTTTGAACAATACTACGCAACCGCTGAAATTGGTGGAGGAATTGATATAATGCGAATCAAACAAAAACTACTCGTTGACCTTATAAACGAAATTGACAAAGAAGGATTTGTAACCTTAGAAACTCGTGACACTGAAATGCCAATGAGAAAGCGTGTGACACTATCGCTGTGGGTGTCTTTAAATGCACACTAAAATAGTTATACTTAAAAACATTAACAATTTAAACCAAAATAAATGACAAAACACACAGACGCACGGGTAAAATTAGGCCAAATACTCAGAGCTAGACGCGAAGAATTAGGATTACCGGGCAGAAAAAAAGTAGCTAAAGCAATTGGGTTTGTCGAGCAGACTGTAATATCCATCGAAAACGGGACTAATAACCCAGGCATCGAACAGATATTAACTTATGTGGAGTATTTGAAGTTTTCTGGGTTGAATCCGGAATAACAATTTAAATTCATAACTATGTGGACAAATTTATTAATTATAGCCTTAGTAATAGCAGGATTGCAATGGATTCTAGTTATTATTAACAAATTACTTACGCAATATTTTAACATGCCAGTGTTTATACTGGCAATGACCTGGAGTATTTGGGCTATGTATTGCTTATATAAGATGCATAATTAACGGATGCGTGTATGCGTTGGAGCCGATTTACGAGTACAAACTTATCAAATAACATAAAATTATGAACGAAGAAACAAACTTACAAACTGGCACTAAAACGGCTATAACGTATGACACGTTGTTATCGGATGTACTTCCTTGTCAAGTTTATTATCCTGCTAACAAACGTAATGTTGAACTAAAAGAAGTAAAAGGCGACAAAGCAATAATCAGACTAAAATTTGCAGGGTATTGGCACAATTACGATAAAGAAGTATTACTATCAGAATTAATACCAATTGCTGAACATAAACACGATGTTGATTCATTTAACGGACATTGTCAGGTGTGCGGTAAGTATTGCCGATAACAATATATAGTTGCATATTTTATGGCCATAAAACACTATAATTAATCAATAACTTATACATGACAAAAGACGAGGCAATACAAGCAATGCGCGAAGGCAAAAAAGTAACGCACAAATATTTCACACCCGATGAATGGGTAACCATGGAAGGTGACGAAATCTTATTAGAATATGGTGTGCGATGTGATGAATACGAATTTTGGAAATGGCGAACTTCTCCAATATATGAAACGGGCTGGTCTCTTTATGTTGCCTAACGAATTGGGCTATGTTTAGCCACCGATTCGGAGGTATTAATTATCTTTAAGCACAAAAATTAAATAGATATGAAAAACTTAAAATTAGCACGAAAACGGTGGTTGAATATAGGCCGTATTATAAGCAGTTTTATTTATTGGACGAAAATAATATATACTGTTTTAGAAAATGGGCTATATCCAGGTAAGCACGTAACACATAAAAAACTTAGAGCATGGGATAAAAAAATGAATCCTTATTCCAAATATTTAGCTCATCAATTGCCACTAGGAAATAAAATAAGAAGGTTTCACATTGCAAGTGGCGACAAATACACAATATTTTTTGAGATAGAAGGGTATTTATATCTTGTTAACGGATTTGGCAAGTTCTGCCGTGAAAATTGCTTATAACAGTATATAGTCACAGTTTTAAATTTTAAACCTAATAAATATGGAATACTGCCCAGACTGCGTAGTAAAACTTATCCCTCAATCAAAGAAATTGGGACACGAAAACAAATGGCTTGTTTGCCCAAAGTGTGGTTTCAGAACATGCAAGCCCGATAAGATAGAAGCCGAAAGCCAACTAAACGCATTTATCGAATATAAAGACTTGGTGAATGCTAACGGAATTACAAGCGTTGATTAGTATCATCGGTAAAAGGTGATAAAGATCACCTAAATATATTTGCACACTAAAGAATATTGCAGTATCTTTGATTCAACAAAAAGCAATAAAGCTTTTGTAAAAAACTTCGCAAAATGAAAACTTCAAAAATTATTGCAAAAGCAACAGAATTAAAGGAAAAAGGGTTTACGCACATGGCTTCTATCGTTAAGTCGACATTTAAATCTTCTTATTTTCATGTTGTAAAAATTGACGACATATTAGAATCCGGTAAATGGATACCTGCAAATAAAGTAACTTTCCAGTCCGGCGCTCATGGAAGAATTGGTATACTTGGCAATAAAATTGATTGGGCTAAAACAGCAAGAAAATAACCCGCTTAGTTTACCCGCGAAGTTCTAGGCGGGTTTGCCCCGAAAGCGAAAGCCGTAGGGGCTATTTTAAACCTTTAAATATTAAAGCCATGAAAAATTTAGACATTACCGCAAAATGTATCTCGGCAATTGAAAACTTCGAAACTGCAAAATTGACCGCTGAACACGCAAAATATATTATGAAATTATCTCAAGAAAGTTTGAATTATCTTCAAGTATTAACTGGTAACACCTCCAATCATGCATAACCTACCAGTATTTGACTCGATCATTGATGCAATCATAGCCGCGCAAAATCATTTCGGCTCAAGTGTAGGCATCGAAAAAGCCACGGGTAGTATTGTTGAGTTTTATGGTAACGATGAGTTGTTTACCGAAAACGTTTTTCCGTGTGTTATCCGTGACGGAGTGCATCGTATTTGTAAGGATGCCGGGCAGGTTCACGAATCAGTATTAACCTTTTAAATTCAAAGCCATGATACCCGTAGAAGCATGCGTAATTAACATTAAGGAGTTAGAAGTGTCAGTTGATACCTATTTCAGTTCGAAATACATCGATTTTGGCGACATTCAAAAGACCCAAAAAAATGATTTCTATGTCACCCACAGGATGCTTGGTGACAATGGTATATTATTTACTTTAACTAATCAATAAAATGAGCGATTTTAAAAAAGAACTTGACGAACTATATAAGTTTTGGCAAGAAGATGAATGTCCACCGGAGTCTAAGTTACAATTTTTAGGCGACGTAATATTTGATTTTACCACGTACGATAGTGAAATGAGTGAATATTTTGCTGGTGAAATGATCGAAGTTTTAGAATGCATCTTAGATAAAGAAACTTACGAGTATATATCAATTAGTTACCACAAAATAAACTACTTAACAATGGTTAATATGCCATTTTTAAGCGATAAGTTATCGTGGGGCGGTTCGATTAGGGGGGCATGGTTTCAATGTGATTCAGACGTTAGACTAGATTGTGGGCGTTTACGTATTAATGGTAACGAATTTGCAGAATTTATAAAACAGTTACTTCAATGGGTTAATGAATAACTTACATTTAAAGTAAAAATAAACTACAAAATAAGTATCAATATTGAATTATTGTATTATCTTTGATGTAACAAAAACGATAATTATGGAAGATTTATTAAAAAAACAACATTTAACAGAATGGCATCAAAAAATGATGTTAAATAATGGTAAATTACCTAAAAATTATTCTGATATTATTGGAACGTGTTGTAATATTTTTAAAGAAAATAAATCTTCTTTGTTAGACTTATTCGGATGCGTACAAGAAAATGAATTTATCACAAAATATGGGTATTACGTAGTTAATGGCCTATTAAATTTAGATAATAAGTCTAGGGGGTCATCTCATAAGTTTATGCAATTAATACAATTAAATAAATTTTATGGGCCGTTTAAAGACCATTTAGGAACTCATATATCATTGGATATTAATTTTAACAAAAAAATACAAAATTTTGTAATTATTGAAATAAATGAATGCTTAGGTATTAATTTACTGAAATTTAATAATAAAAATGTTAAAATACAAATAGTTGATCGCATTATTTACATTTGTAATAATATTAAGTAACCAATTATGGACAAGCTAATTAAAACTTACACCGAAAAAATTGACAATCTATTAACTCAAATAGGTTGTGCCGAATTAAACACTTTACCGGCTGATTCGTTTATGGACATCAATATCCTTACCGAACGGCTTAATAACTACAATGAATTCGAGGCAGCTTTAAGGGAACGCCAAAAAGAAATCGAATCGGAAGAGCCGGCAAACGAATATTCTCTCGAAATGGCATTTAAATACATCCCTCAGGCTTACCACGACGAAGTAAAGGCCGAGTTAATGCGAATTATAGGTATTACCAACTACGCGCATCTAACCAGGATTATTAAGGGGGATGTTTCGCCACGGTATAATATCGGTAAACAAATCGAACACTATATTAATATCCGATTCCCGACAATACGTAAGGTGTGGCAATCAAAACCAATAAAACAATAACCATGGATACACTAGCAATAACAGGATTAATCATCCTAGGCGCAATAGTACTAGCCATATCTCATTCAATATGGGATTGGTCAAATAAATTTAATCAGCATAAAGAGTTTAAACAAAAAAATTAAGATTATGGACGCAAAAGAATTTGTAAAAAAGGTAGAATCTCCCCCGGATTGGGCGATAAAATCAATACAAGCCGGTCGATTAAAAGGCATGTCAGATATTAACCCACAATGGAGAATATCAATTTTAACTGAATATTTTGGGTTTTGTGGAATTGGATGGAAGTATGAGATCGAAAATTTATGGTTCGAAGATTGTTTGACCGAAAGAGTTGTATTCGCTCAAATTGGACTATACATTAAAGACGGCGACAAGTGGTCTGATAAAATACCCGGCATTGGTGGATCCAAAATGATGACCAAAGAAACGGCTGGTATTCATATTTCTGACGAGTGTTACAAAATGGCCATTACCGATGCACTAAGTGTTGCGTGTAAACAGTTGGGTATAGGTGGGGCTATTTATTCAGGTTCAAAATACATTCCTATATTAGAAACGGCGGCTAAAACGGCAGAGCAAAAAGAACGCGCAGAATATACCGCAACATTATTAACCGCCTGTCAACTCGCCAAAGAATGCAAATCAATTACCGACCTCGAAAAACTATGGAAAGATAATCCTGTTTTCCAGAAAGAAACTGAATTTAAAAAGGCGGTAAATGAAATGAAGGTAACATTAACTAAAGAGGGGATATCGTAATCATGGGACTTACAAAGAAAATGTACGAAGAGATTGAACAATTAAGGATGCAGGCCGAAAGTGGAGAAATAAACGAACTACAAGCTTACATCGAGCTAAAAGAGTTTGAAGAGTTTGTAAGCGAATCAAAAAAAGCCATTACAAAATCGGCCTTACGCCTTGTCGAATTAGAGCAAGATAATAAAACGGTTAAGTTTGGGTACACTATTGCAAAACAGCAAAAAACGACATAGAAGTACGACCATATCCAATTGTGGCAAGAAAAAAAGTCGGAATTGGCTGAAATTGAAACACGCGCCAAAGCTGCCTACCAGTTACAAACAAAACAAGGATTTGGTGAAGATTTGATTGGTCAATTTGAAACTGGTAAAAGCCAGGAAAATGGCATTGCTGACGTAAATACTGGCGAAATTATTGAGGCTGCTATTGCAACGTACTCCGAACCATTTCTAAAAGTTGACAAAGTAAAAATTAAAACACAAAAAAAATAACATGGCAAACAATGGATGATTCTAATTTAATTGATTTATATATTAATAAAAAACTAAGTTCTAAAGAAATAAGTAAAATATATAATATCTCATATTCGGCAGTAAGGAAAAAATTAATAATTTTAGGCATTATGCGAAGTAGGGTCGAAGCAATGGAGATTGCAAGGCCTAAATTTGGGCTACATTTAAAAGGTAAAAAAAGAATATTCAGCGAAAAATGGAAGGAAAACATAAGAAAAAGCGCGATAGAAAGAGGTAAACGAAGCGCAATAGGTAAATCATTAAAACCATATGGGTATTTCGAAATAACAAGAGGTGAAAACAAAGGTAAATCAGAGCATATAGTTATTATGAAACAATCCATAGGTAGGAAAATTTTAAAAAATGAAGTAGTACACCATATTAACGAAAATAGATCAGATAATAGAATTGAAAATTTAATGCTAATGACAATATCTGATCATTTAAGATTTCATAGACTAAACAAACCTATAAGTAGGAATTGTTTAGGACAATTTATAAAAAATAAATAATTAAATTTATGGGAGTAAATAAAGCAAATTTATTAGGATTTTGTGGTCAAGACCCGGAACTAAAGAAAGTAGGCGAAAAGGCAATCGCTACATTTACTCTGGCAACATCCGAATTTCACAAGGATAAAAACGGCGAAAGAAAAACCGAAACCCAATGGCACAATATTAAGATGTGGTCACCATTGGCAGAGATAGCCGAAAAGTGGTTAAAAAAAGGTAGTAAGATTTATGTCGAAGGTAAAATTGTCTATGAAAATTGGGACGACAAAGACGGGGTGAAACACTATAAGACTTCGATACTTGTTGATAAACTTGAGATGTTAGGCAATAAATCAGAATCAACAAGTTCGGCACCGGCTAATACTGAAAATGAAAAGCCTTTTGATGATCAAGATAGTGGCGACGGATTACCTTTTTAATTAACAATCAACACAATATAATATATTACAATTATTTTAAGTTTACTATTGTTTACTAAATTTAATTGGAGTATATTTGTATTGTTAAACTAAAAAACTAAGTCATGGAAATGTGGAATAAAATAGAAAGGAAAATGGTTAAAACACCTTCGAAACAAGCAAAGTTTCTAAAAGATATTGACCGGTTATCGAAGAAATATAACCTTTCAATATCACATGAAGACGGGCATGGTGCATTTGTTATTGAAGAATATAGAGAATACAATATTAAGTGGATGCAAAATGCGATTATTAATTGGTAATACAAAGTACCATGCAAGGAGAAATAACCAAAACCGGAACTCTCAAAGTGTACCGTAACACATTAAAGGATCAACTATGTATTCATAGCACATATTAAACAAATAATAAAGTAATAATTTAATTTAACTACAAAATGGAAACAATCACAAAATTTAAGCCTAACGATTTAGTATGGGTTTTAGACAATAACAAAGCAAAAAAAGGTATTATCAAAAGTATCTGGGTTGATTGGTCAATAAATGAATCTGGTATTGAGGTTTTTTTGAATCGATATTATGTTAAAGTAGAAGACTCAACTTCTTATTCACCCGACATATTTGCTGAAGAACTTGTATTTAATAGTCGCGATCAATTGGTAAATAGCTTATGAAACCAAAGTCCCGTATATCCACAGCCATTAAAAGCCAGGATAAGCAAGTCAAGGTAAACGAGGTTATCAAAAAACTGCTGAAGTAATGGAATTTAAATTAGTAAAAAGTGGCGTTTGGTTCAAACCGGCTTATGATGAAGATTATGAGTTGTCTAAAAAAGTAGCGCAAGGCAATATCGTAACGGCTAAAACAGAACGCCAACGTAACTACGAGCTTCACAAAAAAGCTTTCAAGGTACTTTCTATAGGCTTCGAAAATCAAACTCAATGTGAGTGCTTAGAACACTACAAAGCAAGAGTACTAATCGCAATAGGACATTGTAAGATAATTTACCTAGAAGATGGAAGTGCTAATTTTATTCCTGATTCAATATCTTACGAAAGCGTACCTGACGACTATACATTCGGCATCCTTTACAATAAGATTGTCGAAAAAGTAGCTCAGATGATTAACGTAACAAACCAAGAACTTGCCGAACAAGTGGCGAGTCATTTTTAAAACACAACCATTGTCGCCGACCATAGCGATTGGTTACTCGTTATTCGGGGTCGATACCAATAGCGACGCCTCAACTGGACTGTTAAATGTAGGTTCGATTCCTATGTGGGGTGATAATAATTAAAATTTAACATTATGAAAAAATATAGATTAAAAAAAGAAGCAGTGCCGTTTGTATTGGAAAAACATGCAACAAGTATATATTGTTTAGATACTTGGAATAGTATTGGTATTGATATAAAAGCATTGGAAGAAGTAGAGCCGGCATATATTACGTATGGTCGTAAACTTAGCGAAAAAAGTGAAACATTAGGAGGCTGGGGGAAAGACGACGGGGCAACGTTTGAGTTTACGATACATTTTCCTAGTATTAATTTTCATGAACATGATAAATTTTCTAAAGGAAGGGTTACTAGGGAGTTAATGGGTAAATTACAATCTCAAATTAATTATTTTTATGATCAATTTTTAGAGAATAAAATTTCAGAATAATGTCACAAATACTCGAAACGACCCTCGACTTTCAAATATGGCTATCCGAACTTGATAAATTTTGTCAAGTATCCCGATATGATATATTTGAATTGCATAAGTATTGGGTTAATGGGATGACATCTGAGGAGTTTGATTTAAAAGTTTACTTACCTTTTTAAAATGCAATGCTGGTATCCATCAAGCCGACTTCGCAACCGAATATGTATCATCACTGATGTTTATTCAATGGGTTACGTTGAAATATTTGACATAGAGTCAAAAAAGTATAAAATAATTATGTTTAATAAATTAACTGTAACAAAATGAAAGCTAAAAAAGAAGAGCCAAAAGACATTTACGTCCCTATGGCAATCGTGGAAAAAGTCAAAGAAAAGGAACGTGATACGGCCTTTATCATCAAAGCACGCGCCAAACAACACAAACGAGAGTTAAGCGGCCATTATGTTAATATCGGAGACAAACACAACACGCAGATTTTAATATCGAAAAATCAAAACAAAGACGAGCGTGTCAAGAAGTTTTTAGATAGTCGTGAAAATTCAATGGCTTGGTAACATGAGTCCATATTCATTTCCAGGTATCGAAATTGACGAACCTCGACCGATAACCGTTGAATCGATAAAACAGATTGTGTGCAAATCATTTGACATGCCTTACCAAGCCTTTACCGATCCTATTAAAAAGCCTGATTACGTCGAGATACGATTTGTCGCGATGTGGTGCGCTAATAAATACATCCGATGGAAGCAGTTTAATTGGAAACAGACTCTATCATCTATTGGTAAGCATTTCGTAAGCAGTTCCCATTGCAATGTTTTGTATGGTATTCGTCAGGTGGATAATAGGATTCAAACGGAACCGACATTTAAATTAAAGATGGTAAAAATTGAAAAAGAAATTAACTCTTTGATGAAAAGCAAATAAATTTCATTACATTTGTTCTACCGACTCTCACCGGTAAAGAAATTGGTTTTATAACCATAAACCCCGGTCAAGTGTGTGAGAGCCTTGATTCGGGGTTTTTAATTTTAACTAATTATGGAGTATGTAGATTTTTTAAAGCAAAAAGAAAAGCAAGTAATCTTATCCGGGTTCGATATTGACGAATCACAATTAAACCCAAAGCTTTTCGAATTTCAAAAGTTTGTCAATAAACGAGCATTGAAGGCTGGTAAGTACGCTATTTTTGGCGATACAGGAACCGGTAAAACTCCTATGCAATTAGATATTGCCGATCAAGTATCAAAACATACCGGTAAACCATCGTTAATATTGGCACCGTTGGCAGTAACCGGCCAGACAATTGAGAAAGGTGTTGAGTTTGGGTATATGGTCGAACGCGCAATAATTAACAACCATACGAGCTTAATTCAAATAGCCAATTATGAGCAAGTCGAAAATATTGATTGTTCTAAGTATGGGTGTATAATTTTGGATGAAAGCTCTATTTTAAAGAATGAAACCGGGAAATACAGAACATTACTTATCGATACTTTCAAAACTACTCCGTATAAGTTTTGTTTTTCCGCTACTCCATCCCCTAACGACCCAATGGAATTAGGTAATCATTCCGAATTTTTGGACGTTATGAGCTTCACTGAAATGCTAGCTATGTTCTTTGTCCACGATGCCGGAGAGACTCAAAAATGGAGGTTAAAAGGTCATTCTGTAAGTAAATTTTACGAATTTGTAAGCACGTGGGCGATTATGTATTCTCACCCGCGGGATATAGGATTCGATATGACAGGATTCGATTTGCCAGAACTTGAAATAATCGAAAAGCAGGTAAAAACAGAACTACCAGAAGGGATGTTGTTTTCTGGTTTAGCTGTAAATGCAACCGATTACAATTCAAGTCTTCGCGAAACAGAAAAAGAGCGTATCTGGCAAACAACCGAGATCGTAAAAAGCATTGGATTCGCTGAGTCAATAATAATTTGGACAAAGCAAAATGAAGAGGCAAAGAACATTTACAATCATCTTAAATTACTTGGGTTTGATTGTCGAAATGTTCAGGGTTCCGATTCTAATGAGAAAAAAGAAACCGATCTTTTGGGGTTCGCGCATGGTGACTTTAAAATACTAATCACAAAAGAATCTATTGCCAGCCAAGGAATGAATTATCAAAATTGTTGCTATCAGATTTTTAATTCTATAGACTTTAGTTTTGAAAAATCATACCAGGCAATGCGTAGAAGTTGGCGATTTGGGCAAAAAAGAAAGGTCACATGTTGGATGATTTCCACCGACAGAATGATAAATGTCTTGAAAATTCAGAAAGATAAACATGCGTCATTTAGAAATATGCAACTTGAGATGACTAAGGCGGTTAACAAAAATATTAACAACTTAATAACTAATTTTTCAATGGAATCAACCGATATTAAAAACGACACGTACCATTTGATGAATGGTGATTGTGTCCAGAAATCAAAAGAGTTAAAAAAAAACGAAGCCGATTTGGTCGTATTTTCGCCTCCATTCTCAGAATTATACACATATTCAAACCACGTGGAAGATATGGGTAATTCGCTTAATTACGATCAATTCGAGCAACATTTCAAATTCTTAATACCTGAACTTGCCAGGATCTTGAAACCTGGCAGAATATGCGCGGTTCATTGCATGGATTTGCCAATCCAAAAAGGCAAAGAAGGATATATTGGGTTAAGAGATTTTTCAGGCATGTTGGTTAAATGGTTTCAAGATTGCGGATTTATTTACCATAGCCGCGCAACCATTTGGAAAGACCCGGTTATTGAGATGCAACGTACCAAAGCACTAGGATTACTTCACAAGCAAGTTAAGAAAGACAGTTCAATGTCGCGCGTAGGCATTCCGGATTACATTTTGTTTTTCCGTAACGCCGGAGATAATGAAGTACCGATAACTAATACCCATATACCCGTTGATTTGTGGCAAAAAATTGCTTCGCCGGTATGGTATGACATCGATTATTCGCGTACCCTTAACTATCGCGAAGGTCGGGCAAATGAAGATGAAAAACATATTTGCCCTTTACAGCTTGATACCATTGAGCGTATTATATTACTATACTCCAACGAAGGCGAAACAGTATTCAGTCCATTCGGCGGTATTGGATCAGAAGGCTACCAGGCATTGAAGATGGGACGTAAATCTATTTCAATAGAGCTTAAAGAAAGTTACTTTGAATTGAATAAGCGCAATCATACGGCTGCGATGGAAGAAAAAGGGCAGTTGAAATTATTCTAATGAAATACACCGTAATATCACTCCCTTATACTTGCCAATGTGGAAAACAATTTGTAATAATATTGCAAGTTTGGGGTAGTGATTATTCGTTACCTACTGGTGAATATTTATGCCTTAAGTGTAGCCCGAATCGATAATTTAACTATCTTTGTAATGCAATTCTGTGATCGGTTGTGCGGCCAATGACAGAATTAATAAAAACCAACCCGTTTTAGTACCTGGATTCTGCGCACACAGATGAAAGGATAACTAAGACGGGTTTTTTATTTTAAAGCCATGATAGTAGAACTAAAGAAAATTAAAATAACCAACTCTATAATGAGTCAGGTTTTAGTAGCCAATCAACACCAATTAATGGCATTTGACATATTGGGATGGGTTTCATATAAAAAAGTTATATTAATATTACTATATAAGCATAACGATATTAAATTTTACCCTATGCCTAGGATTGCTGAAATTATTGATCCGTATGAAGAATCAAATCAACAAGGTGACAGGAATGTTAGATATATATGTAAAGTTTCATTTCCTAAAACCAGAGAGATTACTTATTATGATAATACGTATTCATTGGAATATGCTACTAAGTTATCAGAAAGAATAAACTCAATGAAGATGGAAGCAAATAGGATTGGACAAATATTTATTTAGTTATGAAGAAAGACGCTTATTATTTTTCTCACGATAGCAATTCAAAGGATGATCCTAAATGCGTTCTTTTGATCGAACAATTGGGATTGGAAGGTTATGGTATTTTCTGGGTATTGGTAGAAACATTACGCGACCAGCCAGACTATAAATACCCAATAATTCTGCTACCAGCTATTGCAAGAAGATTCAATACATCGACTGAAAAAATAAAAGCAGTCGTACAAAACTACGGTTTATTTGTGATCGAAAATGATGAGTTTTTTTATTCTGAAAGCCTTGTAGAAAGAATGAAAATGCTTGAAGATAACAGAATTAAACGTTCTATAGCCGGCAAAGCAGGTAATGAAAAAAGGTGGAACACTATCGCAAAATTATCGCAATGCGATCCGAATTCCTCGCTAGTAGAGGAGAATAGAGAAGATAAGAGTAAAGAAAAGGATACAATTAAAACATGGAAAACCGATTTCGAAACATACAAAGCAAACCTTAACAAATCATACAAAGAAATATTAACACCTGAATACATATCCGAACGGGAATCATTTCATCCAAACTTAGACATAAAGAAAACTATATACAAAGCTTGTTTAGATTTCTGGGCTACCGAGAAGGGGTGGAAAAACAAGAGGGGTAAAAGAACTGTAGATATTGACTGGAAAGCGACATTTAATCATTCTTTGACCGACAAAGTAAACCAAGTATGGAAGCCAAGAAGTAATGAACTACAAAACTATAGTCAAGTTAAAAACAGTGCATCATCAAAGATTTTGAAATGAAAAACACTAAAAATATTACTTCTACATTAGATTATGCCGACAAAATACCACCTCAGGCGATAGATATCGAAGAGGCTATACTGGGAGCGTTGATGTTAGAGAATGATGCTATTTTGCAAATTTCAGGGTCAATAAGGCCGGAAATGTTTTATAAGGATGTTCATCAGAAAATTTACTCCGGGATATTAGAACTTTCATTAAAAGGTAAACAAATTGATTTGATGACCGTTTCTGAAATATTACGTAAAAATGAATGTTTAGATGAGGTTGGGGGGCCTTACTACATAGCACAACTTACTAATAAAGTAGCTTCAGCGTCAAATATAGAATATCATTCGCTAATACTTTCTGAAAAATTTACCCGGCGCGAACTCATCAGAATTTCAAGTGAAATACAACAACAGTCATTTGATGACTCTGTAGACACTTTGGACATATTAGACAGTATAAATACCCAGCTCGACAATATAAATTCAAATTCGGTACATGTAAATGGGCAAAAAACATGGATTGAGTTAATGAAGGAAACTATTGAAGCAGCTAAGAAGCGAGAAATATTATTTATGGAGGGCAAATATATCGGGATACCTACTCCACTGTTGAAATTAACAAAATGGACTTGTGGATGGCAACCGAAACAATTTATAGTTATCGCCGGCCGGCCAGGAATGGGTAAAACGGCATGGGCTTTGGGATGTGCTAAAACTTCTGCATTAAGTGGATATAAACCGGCCATGTTTACATTAGAAATGTCGGATGTTAGTTTAGCTAATAGAATTATCGTAGGCGAATCGGGTGTAAACTCTGATGATTTCAGATCAGGGAATATAAGTGGATCAGATTGGGTTAATCTTGACAAAGCAATACAGAGACTTTGGGATTTAAAAATATCTATAGATGATAAGCCGAAAAACGTCAATAGGATTGTAGCCAAAATAAAAGCTTTGCACAAAAAGGGATTATGCGATTTGGCTATCATTGATTATATACAATTGTCTTCTGATGATAGCAATGGGAAAGGGAATAGAGAGCAGGAGGTGTCCGCTATTTCCAGAAAACTTAAACTATGTGCATTAGAATTAGATATACCAATAATTGCTTTATCCCAGCTTAATAGGTCTGTCGAATCTAGGGCTATAAAGAAGCCCCAATTATCAGACCTTAGGGAGTCGGGAGCTATTGAACAAGATGCCGACCTAGTTATATTTACTCATGTACCAGAAAAGTACGGTATTATGGAAGACCCGGATACGCATGAATTACTTAATGGGAGGTGTGATTGTATACTGGAAAAGCAACGTGAGGGGCAGGTAGGAACTATTAATTTCAAGTTCAATGATTCATACACGGCCATTTATGATTGGGATGATAACAATTTCACCGAATCGTTACCCATACAAACAAACCCCAATCCAATCGACCCCAACTCCCGACTTGAGCCAAACAAAGGATTTGACGAGAACGGAGAAGCGCCTTTTTGAAAATAATTCACATTTCCCTTGTATGCTAAATTATTTTAACGTACATTTGTCGGGTAATAATTAAAACTATGGATAAAATAATAGAATCAATTGAAATTGGGTGGGGACAGGATTCGACATATTATTCGATTTCTGGCATGGTGATGGAAAGTAATAAAGTCGATGAAATTAAAGAAGAAGTTAAATCATTAGGGTTTGGCGCGTATTGTGAACTTACGATTATAGTTTATCGTGGTTACAAAAACGGAAACATTGTATTTGAAATAAGTTCTATGTCTAATATAGTTATTCGATATAAGCCATGAAAAACATTACCATAAATTTTTACTTTAGAAAAACATACACATTTTCAACTCCACACATTTCGATAGGATTTGACAATCAAACACCATTTGCTGATTGGGCTATTGATATTGACATTGTAGTGTTATTTTGGAGTATTCAGGTTAATGTTGATAATTCAGGGAAGTATTATACGAATAAGTAACGATGGGGCTAAGAAACGTGGCTGAATACGAGTGATAACCTGTCAAATTACAGCAAATGGCTGAACGAGATACAAACTTACAAACTGGCACTAAACAGCCATGTTTTATACACGATGTTAGCACCAGTATTTTATTTCATGGTTCGCCCATAAAAATAAATGATAGGTATATGGCATCTGAAACTTATTTCACCGAAGATATTGAAATTGCAAAAGAGTACGGAAAATTTGTTTATTCAATCGAAATGGATGATAAATTAAGAACTATAATGCAATTAGATTGCTTAGGTGAACACTTTATTAGCGCTCGATTAATTCCAATGTACTTATTCAATGTGCAGGAGTTTTAATATTGGTGCTAACGGCTACGGCTATGACCAGTAGCGGAATACGAAGAACGAAACAATCAAAATACAACAAAATATGAAACGAGAAAAAAAGTTACAAACTACCACAGAAACCGCTATTGGTTATGAGCCGATGTGTGCGCCCTGCATGAGCAGGAGCGCACACTTGTTGTAAGCTCTTGAAAAAGTCGAAAAGTACAAATTAACTTTCAACTTAGCAAAGGGCTAATCAACAAGTGTGTATTTTTCCAGAGGGTGCAAGTCCCTTATGCGTGGAGTCGTGTCCAAAGCATTAGCAAGTGGCCAGGTGGTTTATCGTGAGGTAAGCACTGAAGGCAGCCAAACGGCAAAAGTCTGTACTGACGAACAGGTAGGACTGGGAGGAGCTACTATGTGGTCCCAGTCCGGCGGATAGGAGGCATATTTGTCTGGGTGAGCAAGCACATCTTTGTGAAGCCCTAAGAATACAAAAGGGCAGGTATGTAGATCCGACAGGAATAGACAGAAGGGAAAAGCTCTTACCGGGGGAGATCTGTATCTAGTTTCGTTCTACTAGGCATACAGAGGTCAGCAGAAGCCATAGTAATCATTGGCAAGTCTGAATAAGTATAAACCGAAAGGTGTGATCGTGGCGTACAAGCGAACCGTATTAGCCGGGCTACCCGACAAAGAATATTCAGATACTACCAGGGGAGAAGGGCTGAACGTTAGGTTGTCTCCAATTCGATAAGGAGGTTCAAACTTCGAGTTTGCTAGCCTTATCCTAAATAAAGACAGAGGTATCATTGGTGTAAAGAGCAATGGTGCTGGTACCTAACGAACCGCGCAGTACGAGACCCGTACGCTGCGTGGTGTGAGAGGTTCACCGTGAGGCAATAGCCTCACGGCAGCCTACTCGATTATAAGCTTGGCATTTTTTTGAATTTTAATTTTTAAAACTAAATATACAATGGAAAATCAATTAGTAGTAGTATTGCCGAGCGAAGTTGCCGAAATAGCAAAAAACGTATCGGTTGAAAAAAGAAACGAAGTACAAACCGTTTTAAACCATGTTTTTAATGGAGTTGCAAAAATGCGTGAACAATTGGATAGCGTAACCGTAACAGATGCAAATGACAAGGTAAACATGAAGCTTGCAAATACAATAAGACTTGGAGTAAGGCAAGTAAGATTGGAAGCCGAAAAAACATTTGATGCAAAAAGAGCCGATGTCCAACAACAAATGTTAAGCTACAAGACCGAAGATTCTCTTTGGTTAAAAGCAAAACAAACGATGCAAATTTTAACAAAAGAAATTGAAGAAAATGCACGTTGGAAAGAAGAAACCAAAGAACGTTTTGAGGCTGAACAAAAAGAGTTGAAAGTGCAACAAAGAATGTTAAAGGTTGCAAAAGTTGCTCCCGAAATGGCTCGTACTGAATTTGAAGGCATGAGCGATGAAACTTTTGAAATGTTTTTTGCAGGGATTGAAAAGGCTTTTAATGATAAATTAGAAGCTGAAAAGAAAGCCGAAGCCGAACGCGTTGAAAAAGAAAAAGCCGAAATTGCAGAGCGAGAAAGAATACGCAAAGAAAATGAACGATTAAAAGCCGAAGCCGAAGCAAAAGAAAAACAACTTGCAGATGAAAGAGCTAAAGCCGAAGCCGAACGAAAAAAGATTGAAGAAGATGCGAAAAAAGAACGTGAAGAAGCTGACCGAAAATTAAAAGCTGAACGGGAAGCCGCTAAAATTGCAGCCGACAAAGCAAAAGCCGAAAAAGATAAATTAGAAGCTGAATTAAAAGCCGAAGCCGATAAAAAAGAAAATGAACGCAAAGCAAAAGAAGCAGCAGAAAAGAAAGCAAAGAATGCACCTGACAAAGAAAAATTGCTTGAAATTGCGAGAAATATAGATAATCTCGCAATTCCTGAAATAAAAAGCGAAGAAGCGCAGAAGATTTTATCTGATGTGAAAATACTACTTTCAAAAGTTTCTGTTTTCATACGTGAAAAATCGAGCGGGCTATAAAATTACAAAGCAAGGTAAAATTGCCTGCGGGCTTTTTTGCCTTGCTTATAACGATGGCAATAAGAAACGAAAGGGATTAAATACCGATTTCTTATCCCACGTTACAAACCTTACAGACAACTACCACGCTTGAATTACAGATAACACCCTTTTGTTTTTTATTGCGTGTTAGTAGCTGGCGGTTTTTACCTTACACGGCTGCCACGAAGCACAAAAAATAAAAGCGAAGGGTTGGGATTTTGAATTTTTAACTTTAAATACTTATAAATTATGATTACAAGAGTAACAATTACTGGGCCAGATGATAGCATAAGCCCATCGGTTTTAATAGTCTTAAATGACAAGTTTCCATTTGTTGAATGGGGTATATTGGTTTCTCAAAAACATTTTGGAGCTAATAGATTTCCGAGCATGGAATGGATTAAAAGACTGGAATTGGTTAAAAAAGACCATCCAGAAATTAAACTTTCATGTCATTTATGTGGGAAGTATGTTCGAGATTTATGTTTAGGCTCTGATTTAGCCATAAAAGAACTTGGTGAGCTATGGAATATGTTTGACCGTGTTCAGATTAATTTTCATGGCATTCCTCATAATAAAAGCATTGATTTTATACACCTTCTTTTGGAGCAAAAAGATAAAGAGTTCATTTTTCAATTCGATGATGTAAATAACAGCATAATCGAATCAGTTTCAAAAGCTGGCGTTAATTGTTCCGCTTTATTTGACACTTCTGGAGGTGCAGGAGTTTTGCCAAACGAATGGCCAGAACCATTACAAAATATAAAATGCGGTTATGCTGGTGGAATTTCGCCCGAAAATATTGAGGCACAAATTAAACTTATTGAATCAAAAGTTGGCGAAACAGAAATTTGGATTGATATGGAAACCCATGTAAGGTCAAATAATGACAGCCAATTTGATTTAAGCAAAGTTGAAAAGTGCTTAGAGATTTCGAGTAGTTACGTTTCTCAAACGGTTTTGTAAAAACCGAAGCGGGCGGGGCTTTTATTTTTCTTTCAATTACGCAGAAAGTTTAAATCGAAGCACTTCCCCCGCTTGCTACTAACGGATTAGTATATGAATAGTGGTGGTTCGGTGATACTTCGAGTAATAGGTTCGAGTCCTATATTTCAGGTGAGACTTCGAGTAGGTGGTTCGACTCCACACCACCATTATTTATATACTTTGTTAGAAAATCGTTTTAATGTTTTCTAACAATATATATACGCAATAATTATGGCCATAAAACCGTATAAATATACTGTAACATATAAACTTATGATTACCGAAGTACAAGCTAAAAGTTTAGCTAAACTAAAGGATTACGATGTCAATATTGCACAGTTTATTAGAGACGCTATACGGGAAAAGATTGCAAAGGATTGGCCAAAGATAAAGGAATCAAAACAAGGTATTAGGTTACCATTTTAAACTATGATTATGGAAACAGATATTAAATATCATAAAGAAAAACGATGGAAAGATTTCCAACTCGAATCATGCCCTTATTGCGGTGATGAAGTTAAGATATTATCGCCATGTTGGGCCGAAGATGACAAATACGGTATGGTTTATGCTCAAGACGGAGACAAGGCAACATGTATGGCTAATTGTGGTTGGGAAGGATGTGTTACGGCCGATGAAGATTCGTGTTATTTGCAGGATGGTAATTTGGATGTCCTGGAATACAATGACGAACGTAAAAAAGAAATTGCAATGGAGTTTCTAAATTGGGTTAACGACAACAACTATGAACGCCGGTACGTCCCGGTACAGGAACCATATTTAAAATATCAATGGTTTCACAGGGATGAGCCAATAGTGTTAACATGTGCCGAATTGTGGGAAAAGTTTGTGGAATCTAAGGAGGTGAAGAAATGATACACGAATTTACACTCGGAGGAATAAAATGGACTGTTAAAGAAGATAGATCCCGATTAGATGATTTAAAGCTTCTTGGATTATGCGAATTTCCAAAATCACTAATATCTATTTATGATAAATGGATTGATAAAAGTTTAGTTGATCAAACTATATATCATGAAGTAGTTCATGCAATACTTGAGAGTATGGGAGAAGACGCATTATCTGGAAACGATAAGTTCGTACAAAATTTTGCATTATTGCTACATCAATTTGAAACGACAAAAAAATAAAGAGATAAATAAATAATGGCAATTCACGTAAAAATAAAAACTGTTGAAAATTTTAATGTACACATAGATACTTTAGTAAATAACTACACATTGTGTGGATTAGAAACCGGAGGAGATAAATCTATGGGCATTGAAGTTTCTATCGTGACTAATCGCAAGGTTAATTGTCCTCAATGCATCGGTATAATTAATTTTTGCAAGAAAATCAAACGTAAAGAATATAAGCCATGAACTCACCATTTACATTGCAAGACTTAACGTTTAAACTTGATTGTCATAATCAAATTAAACAATTAATGTACTATAAGTTGTTTGATGAATTTTCTGACTTAATAACTCAATACGACCCTTGCCAATGGCAAAACAAAACATGCCAGGTAAACCGACTCGAAGGAACTAATAACGGATGTTGCCAGGTTTGCTCCAACAATACGACCGTAGGCTGCTCAATCCAATCGTTGGGATGTAAGGCTTTCCTTTGCGAAAAAGCGTTTAATAGTCTGCCAGAAACTGGTAAAAAGCAATGGAGGGAGTTGATTGAGACTAAGGAAAAGTATTTGAGGGTTGGATTGAGAGAAGTGTATAGCGATAAAATTTGAATATTAACTAAAATTAAAAATTATGTCAAAACAATCAGATGCTAAAGAAAATCAGGGGTACACTAAAGATGTTCCATGTTGTCAAAACTGCGAATCGTTTTCTTTAAAAAAAGAAGAGGTTAAAAGTAAATATAGCTCACACGTATACATAAAATAAAGCGAGTATAGGTGCAATGTTGGTAATTTTAAAGTACTTAAACGTAGTTGGTGTAAACTTCATGCCTTTAAAATTTGCGATTCTCCCGAATAAAACGTACATTTGTATTCACTTTTACAAATTAAATTAATGGCTTTATTGTGATCAAGGATTGTGATTTAGTCGACTCGAAAGAGGCAAACGATAGCCGGGTGCCAGGAATCTGGATAAGCCCGGCTATTTAAACTAAAATTAACTGAAATGAACGAAAAGCAAACTACTTTAAAGGAATTAGTTTTAAAAATGACTAATCAAGAGAAATCTAAATGGATAATGGAGCATGTTGACACATATAGCTTAATATTCCAAATAGTTTACGATTTATCGAATGACGAAGTAGAACACGAAATAAGCCTATTTAAATGAAGCATTACGATTGGAACGGATTATTAACACTAGTAGCGGTACTGTTACTCCTATCATGTACCGAACCAATTGTAAAAAAACTTGACCGGCCAAAACAAAAGCCTATCAAACTTGTTCAATTTAAAATTTACAAGTGGGGCGATGAAGATGTACAAGTATTACATTTTAGTGGCGATTCGGTTTCGGTGTACATTTGGGAGGTTTACGCAAATAGATGTAATTTTGTAAATATTAGCGAATTAAGATAAATTAGACCAAATAACTATAACTAATGGAACCGTATTTAGACTTCAAAACAGCATTTATTGACATACTTGTCATCGCTGGTGGATTAGCTGGTATAGTATTAATTGGTGTCGGAATCGTATTCTTTCTTGTCGAGAGAGACCGAGCAAAAGAAAACGAATCATGAAAAAAGCTATATCAATAACCTTGTTTGCATTAATTTGCATTAATACTAAGGTAATGCCAGTGCCGGTAAAACATATTGAAATAACGCCTGTGTATGATGAATGGAACGATTTAATAAAGGCCATGGCAAAGGTAGAATCGGAAAATAATCCGGACACCATTAACCGATCAGAAAAAGCGCGCGGGTGTCTTCAGATTCGCCCAATTATGGTAAGGGAAGCAAACAGAATACTCGGCCGAGAACTATTCGACACGTTGGATTGTTTCAACATAAGTAAATCGCTCATGATATTCCAGGTAATACAATCGCATTGGAACCCGACACGCGATATCGAAATAGCGGCTAAGCTTTGGAATGGTGGCCCACGATGGAGAAGTAAAGTCGGGGTTATTGGGTATTGGGAACGAGTAAGGAAACATTTAACTAATTAATAACATGGAACAAATTAAAATTGACATCGAAAAAGGTGAGGCAAACCTCCATCTGGTGAATAACCATATCGGTAATGTCAACAAAACGGTTAACTTTGTAAAATGTTTTTTTGCAAAACAATCGAAGCCGAAACAGGCATGAAAGTAGTCAAAGAATACGCCTTTCACCCAACAAGGAAATGGCGTTTTGATTATTGCATTCCAGAGGCCATGATTGCGATAGAAGTTGAAGGTGGTGCGTACACTCAGGGAAGGCACACAAGAGGCAAAGGTTTTATTGCTGATATGGATAAATACAATGAAGCCGCTATACTTGGTTGGTGCCTGATAAGGGTAACACCCGATAAGCTTATGACTTCAAAAACTATTGATATGATTAAAAAAGCATTGGATAAAAGAGTAATTGACGAATATTTGAAGTAATGGGAAGGCCATCTAAATTTGATCAGGAAATTGCGGATAAAATTGTAGACATTACATCTACAACATCGCGTAGTTTGGCATCAATTTGTAAAGAATTGGAAGTTTCTCCATCTACTGTGTATAAATGGCTAATTGAAGATGAAAAGTTTTCAGAGATGTACGCGCGCGGAAAGGACTGGCAAGCCGACTTTATGGCCGAGGAAACCATAGAAATAGCCGACGACTCTTCACAGGATAAGGTTATCGTTGTTCGCAATGGTGAGCCGGTTGAGGTGGAGAATAAGGAATACATAAGCCGGTCAAGATTGAGAGTTGATGCAAGGAAATGGATTGCATCAAAGCTTAAGCCTAGGAAGTATGGCGAATCTATAAAGGCGGACATAACCAGCGGAGGAGAAAAGATTCAAACCACTATTATACGTTGGGGCGATAAAGAGATAGAAGTATAATGGTAATAGACTTCACCCCCAGGCAACAGGAAGCGTTTGAAGCTTTACAATCGGAAAAGTACAATTTCATTATGTATGGAGGCTCTATCCGAGGTGGAAAAACTTGGTGGGGTCTTTGTTCGTTATTGGTAATGTGTGAGGTATTCCCTGGTTCGCGGTGGTGCGTAGTTAGAGAGAATACCGATAGGTTAAGGACAACTACTATACCCTCATTTTTAAAATTGGCGCCACGGGGTAAATTGAAGCAAAACCCTTATGAGTATACGCATCATAACGGATCGACAATATTATTTAAAGGTGAGAATATACAAAAAGACCCCGATTTAGACTCATTTAAAGGATTAGAAGTTAATGGTTTCTTGTTAGAAGAGATAAATGAGTGTCAGCAACAAACTTTGTATAAGTGTTTTGAGCGTGCTGGGTCATGGATTATTACCGGCGCTAAATATGTGCCTCATCCAATAATATTGGCCACTTGCAATCCTACCAATGGATGGGTTAAAGAACTTGTATATAATCCGTGGAGAAAAGGAGAGTTAAAAGAAAAGTGGATATATATCCCGGCAAAGATTACGGACAACCCGCATCTACCTGCCGAATATGTAGAATCATTGAAGAATCTACCTAGGTATGAGTATGAGGTATTTGTCGAAGGCAACTGGGATGTTCAACTAAAAACAGGTGGTGAGTTTTTGAAAGGTTTCGAGATTGATAAGCATGTTAAGCCGGTTAAGTACAATTCTGAATCAACAATACATATATCGATAGACTCGAACGTCGATCCATATATAGCTGTGACGTGTTGGCAGTTGCTAAAGGTTAACGATAAATGGATTATTCGACAAATAAACGAATTACCTGCCATAGACCCATACAATACAGCTCGTAAGGCCGGTGAACAGGTTGCTAATTGGCTTCGTAGTATCGGGTATAATCAACGAGTATTCATGTACGGGGATAGATCGACTAAGAACAGGAATAACATTGATGATGATAAACGTTCGTTCTATCAGATATTTGTAGACTCAATTAAAAAGCAAGGGTTTGTTATTGAAGATAAGTTTTTAGGACATGCTCCGTCTGTATCATTAATCGGAGACTTTGTTAATGCTATATTTGACGGTACGCTTACATTTTCTGAAATAGAAATAGGTGAACATTGCAAGAAGTCTATTAATGACTATATAGAGACAAAGCAGGACAAAGACGGAAGTATTTTAAAGAAACGGGAAACTAACCCAAAGACAAAGGTTAGCTTTGAACCAAACGGGCATCTTACGGACACCCTAAAAGATTTTATAGTTCAGGCATTTAACAAAGAATTTAACCAGTTTGTGAATAGGTTTAAGGTTCTTGTGCCTGGTGGAGTAAAGACCGTTAACCAAAGGTCTAACATTACATTCTAATGTAGGACCTTTGAAGTGGGCATATTGGCTAAATTCCTTATCTGCACGATCCGATTCAAGCTCAGAATAAAAAACGTCCCAGTCTATTATATTGCCTTTTGAGTCTTTATTTGTTTTCATATTAGTTTAATTTATTAAGTAAAACGTAATATTAACTTTCAGTATTTAGGTTGTGTAAGCGTGTCAACTTTAAATTGTTAATTCTTCACCGGTAAGCGCAAAAAAAAGGTTTTGAAGTTGATGTACGTATTCAATTTTTACACGTTTTGCGGGATCAATATTAAAGTAAAAATATACTCCATCATCTTCAGGGTATAGATCAATTCGTGCTGTTACATTTGATTTATAGAATCCAAACTTCAATAGCCATTCTTCGGTTAAGGGGATTGGTTCAACGCGTAATTGTTGCATTTCAATAGCATTAATCCCGCCACCTCTGATTATGGTTTCGGTTCCACTATCTAATTTAACCCAATTCCCAATTCTTAATTCTTTTGCTTCCATAATTTAAGTTGCGTTAATTATAGCACAAATGTACCAAAATATTAACACAAAACAAACATAATTTTGCTGAGTAGCAATAAAATTATACATGGCAATCACCAAAGATCAATTAGCCCAACTTAACTTTGGATATATTAATGGTCAAGACTTGTTACAGTTCTGCCCAATTCAGTTACTTACCTCCGTTTACGAAAAATTCCCAGACCTTTTAAAGTCAGGTTGCGATATGGCATACGATGAGGTAAAAGGTGAGCTATGTACACGCTACGATATCAATAAAGAGATTTCAAACGCCAATCAGATTATTAAGGATAAAACCGGACAACATCAGGTTAATATTGTTGCCGGAACATACATAAGCCGTATTTACTTCCGATGGAATAGCCCTATCAAAGTTGAGATTGATGGTGATGTCAATAACAATGTAATGCAACTTATCAGCAATGGCATATTGTCGCCAATTATGGGATCTATAATCGACATATCCCCGGCGGTAACCGTAGGTACAACATTAAACGGTAATGACATTATGACAATCCGGAATGTAAGCGATAACGGGCTTGTGTTTTGGGTAAATAAAATATTCGCAACCGATACTGTTTTGTATTTTCATATCATTAACGGGAATGTAGATATTGAATTAAGCGCAAATAGTGGCGTGTCAATGCCTCCTATTAGTGTTATTGGTTTACAAAATAAATCGGATGCATTCACAATAAGCATTCCGGCCAATTCTTATATATATCAGATATTCCCTAATATACTACTATCAACACCGTCAATCAAGATCGGCACAACTGAGGGAGGCGAAGAAGTGGTAGCTGAGGTTTTGGTGAGTAACGCTATAATTCCATTGTTGATTCAATATTTTGCCATTGAAACGATATTATACGTAACTATTTCCGGCGGGTCAGTTAACATGCGAATTGATATAGGGTATAACTTCGTCGCTCCCACCCCTTCGCCAAAGCCACTACGTAACGCGTATTTAGTTAAGTTGCTGTCAATATTTGCTATTCGTAATATACTTGGTTCATTAGCCGGTGACAATAAGCAATTGATAGGATTATTCGACTGGGCGGATACGAATATTATTAAGATCAAAAAAAGAGATATTAATCTTGATTTATACCAAACACCTCAACCATTACGAGGCAACAATGAAGTAGTAAATAGTAATTTCAGAACATTAGGATAATATGCCAGCATCAGAATCCAGAAGAGAAAGAAGAGCGGCGTTACAAGCCCAATACAATACTAAGCTTGCAATAGGTGGTGGTGGTTATGGGCAGGGAAATGTAAATTCAAAACCTGCCACCGGTACACATCCAGGCGTTAATCCATTCATGATGCCTAAAGCGTCTGGGTTGACCCAAATTTCTCAGATGTTCCCAAACAACTACTATATTGAATGGGATTTATCTTCGTGGAGGGCTGCGTGTGATCAGGCTATTAAGATGGGATTCCCTATATCCTATTCCACACTCGTATCATGGGTGTACGAATCAAGTCCTTTTGTGCAATCTTTATTCAATGCCTTGGGTGACGGGTTAACTCAAATACCGGTATTCGTTACTGACATGAAAGGTAATAGGATGGATGATATAACCAGCGAAATATGTTCACAGCGTTGGTTTGTTGAATTGCGTAAGGAAATACTGTTTGCTAAATTTTGGGGATTTACCGGGATAAACTTCGACCCTTTAAACAATAAGATTTATAAATATCCAATGCAACAGCTCGACCCTATCAATAGGCTGTTGAAACAATCGACATATAACTTCTCTGACGGTGTGGATTTTTTTAAGACACCAAATCTATTATTCGTACAGCCATCTACTAATTACGAATCTTTCTTAGGGTGGATGCAACCAATTACTAGGATGTTTATACAGCAGAATCTTAATTCTATGAATTGGATTCAGGCCGGTAAACGTTTGGCATTTCCATTGCTTACCATTCAGTACCCTGCTGTTGATGGTGCCGTGAATAATGAGAACGATATGATTAATCCATATAGATTGGAAGCGGAAAATTACGCCGCCAATATGGACCCATCAAAAACATTGCTTACTCCATACGTTACCGATCAGAATGGTAATATACAAACGTCGCTTATAGTAGACTCAAAAGACACTAACGCAAAGCAAGGCGCTCATAAGATTTACCAAGAATTTAACGCGGACGGCAAGAATGAAGTTCGCGAGATGATTCTCGGAGGCACTCTTACAGGCGATGCGGGTAAATTCGGAACAAAAGGATTGGGCGGAGTCCACATGGATAAACTTGAAACGGTTATCCGCGCACGTAATGAAGAGGTGTTAGCCGTACTTAACGATACAGCCGATTTTGCGCGTAAACTGCCAATGTTTTATAAAGACTTCCCAAAAGAATTTAAGTTCGATATAAATAGAACCAAGGAATTTGATATTGAAGAAATTTCGGCGTTGTCAAAGTCTGCTACGGAAAATAAATTGCAATTAACTGCTAAGTTTTTTATCAAATATGGCCTCGATGCAGAAGATATACAAGAAGCGCCGGAACCCGTTAAAATACCAGTTAATGATACTGAATCGTTATCTGTTTCGATAGCTAAGCCCAACCGATCGGTATTCGATGCATTAAAAAAAAAAGACATATACTAATTGGTAGGGAATATGTCAATTTAAAGGTTAATCCTAAAAAGATTATACCCCAAAATATTACCGATGAAAAGATTGAGTTTGTTTGGAACAATCCCAATAAAACCGTTATAAGCATAGATATTTACGCGGCTTACAATGCAGAGTTTTTTAAAGAAATAGCCCTCAATACTTCCATTAAAACGACATTCGAAGCGTTTGGCGATACTGCATGGCATGAAAGATATATGCTTAATGCTTATCAATTTTCAGCGGCCAAAGATTTGAGTGAAACGAAAGCTATGCAAGAACTAGTACATACAACGAAATCAATTAAAGAGTTCAAAGAAAAAGCCAGCGAAATAACAACCATTAATAACGATCAATGGCTTCGTGTCGAGATTGACGTATGTAAGCGAGATGCAATACAAGGCGAAGTATTCCGGAAAATGGAAAGAACTAAAGACTTATATCCGTACTGGGTATACATTACCGAGAACGACGGTAACGTAAGGCCGGAACACGCAGCATTGGAGGGGCTAGTATTCAAAATAGGAGACTCTGAAGGCGATGCGGTACACCCAATTTGTGACTGGAATTGTAGATGTCACAGTGAACCAGTAGATGATCTTTATTTGAAAGAAGAAAATAAAGAAGTGTCAAAAGGATCAGATTATTTAAATGAGAATGATCCTAAGACTGGTAAACCATACGTAGGCGAAAACTTTCGATTTAATCCAGGCAAGCAAGGAACATTACCAAATGATAGTAGTTATTCGAGTGTATTCAGTAATGCGAATAAAGGTAACGCAAACTTATTTGATTTAGACTAATGGAAAAACTCAACGACACCAACCCAAATACGCACGAAGCAATTAAGATAGTTGATACGTGGCGCGAGAAATACCATACCGATACGAAAGGAAATATTATTTTCCAAAATAAAGAAACCCTATCGAACATATTTTTCAACAATCATTCATTTAACCTCATTAAAAACAGGCGAGGGTTAGATAATCTACCTGAAACATTAACTAACCCGTCTGAAATATGGTCGTACTGGGATGATCCAAAGAAACAGATTGTAACCATGCGTAATTATATCCTGTTTGGGTCTAATATTTCGTATATTTGCCAAACTAAGGACGGGAAGGTTATTAACGCATTCGGAGTAACTGCCAGCTTGGTTAATAGGTATAGAAAAGGTTTAATATTAATACAATGATTATGGAAGGAATAATTTGGTTTATAACAATGGTAATATTTATAATTATAATAATGGTGCTTTTAGTTGAAACAATTATTGCTTCCATAAACGAATGGGGAAAACGTTAGTTGATCTTATACGAGACATACGCCGCAAAGAAAAGGCCATTAAAATAATGACCGAAAAGATGCCTGATATTATAGGTACTGAATGCGTGCGTATTATTAAGTCTAATTTCGTCAAATCAAATCCGGCGGGTTGGGCTGTCAGGGCTAAGGTAACCGATACGGCATACGACTACAACCGAACCAGCGCGTACCGGACACCAGTTTTAGAAAAGAAGTCAAAGTACAAGAATCCGTATAAAGGTTCTGTAGTTTCGTCGAAGCGTCCAATACTTGTACAGACTGGCAACCTTCGAGATTCAATAACTTATGATAAATCAGGCGATGAGGTTATAATTGGAGTAATGCCGAATACAAAGAAGGCCGGAGCGTTACAAGAGGCACACACTTATGCAAAGAAAATGAACGAAGGCGGTACTGGCAAGTGGGGTAAGAATACAACCAATACCCCGGCGCGTAAGTTTATGCCAACGCCTAGTGAGGGGCCAAATGAAAAGATGGTTTCGGCTATTACAAAGAAAATATATTTTGAGGTTAACAAAATAATGGAGGACTGGAAATGAAAACTGAAAAGATAATAGCTGCCATTGCCAATATATACGAGATACCTGTAAGCATGGTAAAAGAATATTTCGTAAAAACAAAGTCTTTTGATAAGACAATTGCTTGTATTGAATTGAGCAAAAATAGGAATACGAACACACAAATAACACTATTATGATACTCGGAGACATCGTACACGCGATTGTAGAAGAATGTAAATATCTATTTTTGGATATGAATGCAACAGTCATACTTGACACTCAATTAGACTCGGAAAAAGTTTACGATATGCCTTTATGTATAATTGAGATTGGTGATGATTCGGAATCGGGACGCTTACCAGGGAATGGGATAACCCGGTTTGACCTTAATTTTTCGCTTAGTGTTTATAACTATGAACCAAATGCGTATAATGATAGTGACAATGGTTACGCTACTTCGCTACTCGACATTACCGATACGGTGCGCAATTACTTTGAGAACGAGAAATGGACTACTCAGGAAATGGTTAATTTAACTTCAAGCTATGGGTTTAGGTTAACGTTCCAGGGCAGTAACAAGGCTCAGGATTTGGTAAATGATGACAACATAGTAATGGGTAGAACCATTAATTTCAATTCTATTGCTTTTGATCAAAACACCAATAGCTCGAATGATATTGTATTAGCTTCCGGAGGCACGGCTACAGGTACGGTAGTATTCCAATAAAAAACCGCGCCTGTCTGGTTAACAGGAACGCGGGTAACTATAGAAAACAAAACTGAATGTCCTATCTTGGATTACGTATATGTGGAGTGAAATTATATGGAACAATTAATGGTTCAATATAAATGCCTCCATTGCGTAAGTATTCTGCTTTTAATTGTTCATAATTTTTAGGTAGCATACGACCATATAAATAAAACCCATCAGGGTCAAGTTTTTTTCACGTTCTATTTCAGCTTTTATAAAATAATATTCAAACTTTTGCATATTAAGATAATTTAGGAGTCCTCCGTATTTATGTTAATGCCTGTTAATTTTGTTAAATAGCCATTTTGCAAACAAAATTCCTAAAACAATAGGTAAAATATGCCAAAAATAATATAACAAAGTATGTATCATATCAACTCCTCCACAGTTACCTCAAAGAATTTAGAAAGTTTAATAGCTGTATCCAATGTTACGCCGCATCTATGGTTGCGCTCTTCGATATATTGTATAGTCCGGGGGGACAAATCAACGTCGAGGGATAATTGAAACCGAGATAACTTTTTACTATGGCGCAATTGCTTTAATTTTTCTCCGTTTAGATACATAAAATTATAGTTATGGCACAAATATACTAAAATCATACTAATAAACAAGTATATTTTTGTTAAAACTTTTTATTCAAATGAGTTCAGAGCAAAAGAGAATAGTTTTTTCGAATGAATGCCCTAATGATCAAGGTTCTATCATCCCAAATGATACCTTTGATTTTTCGAGATACAAACTCAACCCTGTTATTTTACGCTCGCACGATTGGGAATCTTTTGCAATCGGATTAATGACAGATATTAAGTTCGAAAATAACCAATGGTCAGGACTCCCTGTATTTCACAAAATAACAGAAGAAAGTAAGATTGCTGCCGAAATGTATGAAAAGGGGTTCCTTCGTTCGTCTTCTGTCGGCGGTCAGGCTGTTTGGGCTAAAGAACAAATGACCGGCGATTATAAAAAGGATGATAACGGAATGATGACTTGTGAAAAGTTTCTCATTTACGAAATATCCCTACCCACATTGCCAAGTAACCCTGAAGCTGTTACCGAGGATGCTATATTAGAAGCCGAAAAAGTTAATCTAAGCGTTATTTTTAAGAATGAAGAAGCTAATAAGATACACGAAAATATTATAACATTAAAATCAAAAATCGAATCACAAACAATTACAGAAATGGCAGAAGAAAAAGTAGAAAAAGAAACTGCCGCTGTTATACCTGCTGCTGTGGCTGAAAAGTCGCAAGAGCAACCCGCAGCGCAGCCCGATGTCGACAAAAGCAACCACGTTGTTTTAGCGACTAAAAAAGAATCAACAGGATTACCAAAATGGTTGGATAACCTTATCGGCATGACTGCAAAGTTTGCCCACCCGGAAGGCGAGTATGGTGACACCCCAATTGTAGAGGCTCCTAAAAAGGATATAGCAACCCAGGAAAAGCCGACAGGTCTATCCGCAGAAGCTGAAGCCAAAGCCAAGAAAGCTGAAGAAGCTGTACGGAAAGTAAAAGAAGCAAAAGCGAAGTACGATGATGCCGAAGACGAAGAAGAAAAATCTAAGTTTAAAGTAGCGTACGACAAAGCAAAAGAAGAAGCCGAATCCGCTTGTAAAGAAGCTGCCGATTATGAAGCAACCGAAGAAACTTCGAAAAAAGCTTCTGAAGTAAAAGAAAAGAAAGAAGCCGAAGAAAAACCTAAGGCCGAAGAATCGAAAAACAATGCACACATGACTGTTAAACCCATTAAGAAAACCCAAGAGGAGCTTGCTGGGTTGAATCTTGCAGCCGCTCCCGGAACACAACGCATATCATTTGGCGAAAATGTTTCGTTCTCTAAACTTCAGGCCGAAACCCGCAAAGGTGAAGGTGAAGGTTCGAGAGTTATGAATCGTATTTTCAACGGAACAAATGATGGCAAAAGCTTAGACGACTATAAGATGGTATTAAACTCCATTTTGTCCGATCCTAAGTACCGCGCAATTATCGAAAAAACTCGTTTCCACATGTCGGCCAACGATGGAGGGATGAACGTACTTCGTCAGGGCTTATTGAGCGCCGATCCCCGCGTTGCTGCAAGAACTGGTATCGACTTTAAAGAAGTTTCCGCCCGTTTGAACTCCAATCGTATCGATGGTATCAATTTCAGAACCGGACAATCCGAAACCAGAACAACCCTTTCGACTGCTGGTGATTTTTCGTCACTCGACACAATCGCTGTTGAATGGTTGCCGCTTATCATCTATAAGCTGTTTCCTTCAGAAAGTTGGAAAAATGACATCCCGGTATTTGGTGTACAACAGACTGCCCGCAATTACGGTATCATCTGGACAAACATCACCGCTGATCCTGCAATCTATCGCGGAACGCAGCCAACAACCCCAGCCGATTACACCAATGACGACACCGCTGTTGGATTATCGCTTACTCCTTATTTCTTACAACCAATGCGTTGGACTCCTTACCACATGGCACAATTACGCTATGATCAACAGGCTTCCGGTTGGGCACAAGGATTAATGAAGTTGGAAGCAAAGGTAGGCGACGATTTGCTGTATACACTCGGAGCTGGTGCGCTTGCCAATAGTCAACCCGTAATTAAAACCGGCGGACCTATCGACAACACTCAGCCAAGTTCTTTTACCGTAGGTACTGGATCGAATGGTGCAGACTCGTTCTATTTCAATCCCGCATTCAACGGCACATTAACCAAGCCAGGGTTTAACGATATCCTAAGGCTCGAACAATTCTTTAAACAAAAGAACTTCGACCTTAACGCTGAACGCCCGATATTGGTTCTTGATCCTGTTATGGACTCGTATATCTCGCAGGACAAACAGACTCAATCGCTGTTAACCCGTTGGATTAATGAAAGCGGTGCAGAAGTTCAGAAGATCAAACACACATCACTATTCGAAAGAAGCCGTGTATTGGCTTACGATCCTGCCGGTAACACCATGATCGATACTAATGCTGATGGTGTAATTGTACCTACAACAACTCAGAGCGCTGGTTTATCACTGGTATCTTCGCAGGTAGGTATTGGCCTTGGTCAGATCGACGTATTCTTTGTTCAAGACCCAACCAACTACGGGTTTAAGATGAGCATGGATATGAGGATCGGTACAAGAGCTTTACGTTCTGATTATACCGGTGTTCAAGTTTACTCATACGGTACACCTGTTCAGGCTGGTGCATAAAAACAGTATAGCCCGGTGTAATGCCGGGCTTAACTCTTAAAAAATAAAACAACGATGAAAAAATTATTCAGTTTATTATTGATCCTGATGATCGGCGTTGCCGTTATGGCTCAGGTTCCAAAGATTGCAAGCAAAGTAAAAACACTTAGCGCTATTTCGGCAGGCACAATCCTACCTATTAACCCTAATTTTACTGATACCGTTACCAATGGCGATACCTTGTTTTACAAGATTGTCATTAACCATGACGCATTTGTAAAGCCTTACATTTCTTTACTTCATAAAAAGCCAGGTAGTCGAGACACAACTACGCAGTTGACATATTGGCAGTCTGTTGATGGTATTCAGAATTGGAGACAGATAACTAAAGGGAAAACCCAGAGCGCATATTCTTTACTACTGGATACCACGTCTATCAATAATGCCACCATTGCCAATAAAGGCCGAGAGATTAGTTTCCTTCGAGATACCGCTTATTTTGAAAGCCAGTATATTGGAATACGATTTATTTCGAATGGCCCCACATCAGGAACAAAGAAAGGTTATTATAAACCAATTTATTACGGTTCAATCAGAGTTCAAAAATAAATAATTGTATGGCAAGAGAACAAACTTTAAGAGTATCGGATACTAACTTCAATATAAGCAATATTCACGTTAGTCGTGTTAAAAGCTTACTAAACAAATTCGATACGGTAATAATTCATGGCGATGGAGCTATGTTTGCAGGGTCAGACGCTTTAACCGGGTCGGATTATCACAAATCATTCAACGCCGGCTACGAAGTAAATAAAGCCGAGGTTATAAGCCGGGCTAAATTCAGGGCCATTTATAAAAAAGGTGACGCAGCTCCAACGTGTCCTGAAGACATATTAAGCGAGTTCTACCATAATGCCAACAAGGAAATACAGGATACTACTAAGCCTGAATTAGCTAAGGCCAATAACAATTTCTTCTTAGAAGACGAGATTGAAGAGTTGGAGCCTGAAACTGAAACAGTGCGAAGAGGCCGTAAGCCTGGAGTAAAAACAGAAAATTAACCAAAAAAGGCTAGTCAAACGGCTAGCCTTTTTAATTTATCCTACAAATGAGACATACCATAGATACAACTGTAATCAATACGCCAACTGGCATAGCTAGTTCTTCAGATGGTGTGATGATGATGGTAATTAAAGGGATTGCTACAAGTATACTTACGTTAGATACTGCGTATTTATGCTCAAAGGCATCCGATCTTGCTACACTTGGTATAACTCCCGATTATGATTATGTAAATAGTTTGTCGGTATATCAACAAGCAAAAGAATTTTATAACGAAGCTGGAGACGGTGCGTATTTATGGTTAGTGGTTACTGCAACTACTAATGTCTTTAATACATACGTTGTCGGAACTACATTTAAAAACCTTATCCGTGGTACAATGCTTACGGATGCCACCAAAAGAGCTAAGATGATAGGGTTAGGATTTAATCCACCTACCACTACTCAGAGCGCAAACGATTTTCCAACCGAAGTAATTTCTACTATCACCGCCTTACAAGCTACACAGGTAGCAATGTTCCCAGAAGGTTATTCGTTTTCGGCTATTATCGACGGTTATAATATGTCTTCCACTGCAACGGCAACTACCTTGCAAAGTATGGCATCTAAATTAGCTCCGTCGGTATCATTGTGTATTACCGGTTCTAAATCAAATGGTGTTTCCGCAATAGGCGCCGCGCTTGGAAGATTTGCGAGAATATCTATCGGTCACGGATTCGGAGAAGTTGATGATGGTCCCATAGCGTTGGATACGGCTTATCTTACCAATGGCGTAACGGTTCCAATATTGGGAACAACAATAGCACAAGGAACCAATTTAACCGCCGCTCATGTTTATATGGTTGTTAATGGCCCTGTAACGTATAATGGTGCTACCTATTCAATAGGTGACGTATTTACTGTTATTGCCGGAACATTAGGTTTTACAGGTACTTCTACAAGTGTAGTTGACCTTACTGCCACCGGTACTGTTGTTGTAGGTACAACTTACCAAGTTCTGTATGGTCCTATAACATACAATAGCATTATTTACGCTTCCGGAACAACGTTTACAGCAGTAACAGGTCAAACAGCATTTACCGGCGGAATTGTAACGGCTTATAACAGCCAGGATGCAACCAAATTATTTGCTTCTGATGTCAATTCATTAGGGGATAAACAGTATATGTTCCTTAGGACATGGTTTAATCAGTCTGGGCTATACTGGAACGATGGAGCAACATGTGATTTGGCAACAAAACCATTATCAACTCAAGAGTTTAATAGGGTGGCTAATAGACTAAGTTCTGATTTGCTAGGGTTTATAACTCAGTTAATGGGCAAGAATGTCCCGATCGATGTTAAAACAAATCAGGTAGCTTTATCTTTCACCTCGGCCAAACAACAGGAATTTTCAACAACGTATATCGATCCGTTGATTATTCCGGTGGCACCTAATACTGTTGGGGATATATCTAGTGGTTCGCTTGCTTTGTCTGGTATTAAGAATGGAGCTAACACAGTTAATTGGGTATATACATTAACCATCAATGGCACACCGATTACAGGAAGCGCAACCGGAACGATTCAATTTGTTTAAAAAATAAATAGTTATGAATTTAAACGCAATAATTTACACCTCGTCTGACTACAAGCTTGCTTTGTCAGCGAGTGGACCTAGTGGGTTAAAGGCCACTATTCCGCTTAACATAGTTGAGTCATTCGATTACGGTGCCAAAAAAGAAACAGAATACATCCATGTAATTGGTACAGACGAACCACAAGGATTGAAGAGTAATACCTCGACATATCCAGGTAAGATAAGCATGGAGGCTGGTGAACTTGAGATAATCTTAGCTTCGTTGGGATGCGTGTTTGCTACTCAGATGACTGATGTTACTATTTCAATTGTGACATTCAGCGGTACCTTGGTTAAGATTTTCAAAAGCTGTGTTTTTTCATCTCACGATGGATCAGTAAAAGCTAAAGATAAACGATCAATTATAACCCTTTCATTCGAGTCGATAGGAGCGGCTGGTATCTAATGGAAAAAACATTCGAAAAAGAAGTATCATATATTTCGTGGGGGCTTAATGATGAAGGAACCGATACGGTTGAGAATGTAGTAACTAAAGTCGCTACTTTCAAGGAATTATCGCGTACTGATAAGTTACAGCATAAACTTCACTTTAAATTAATTAGCTTATTTGAGGGCCTCGAAAAAGAAAAAGGTGAATCAGATTCAGTAGGTATTAGTTCGGATGGATTGTATGATATAACCGTAAAGGCTATTAATATACTATTGATCCCTACCCCTTCATTTACCGAAAATGATAAGAAGGAGTTTCTTAGCGATTCAATTGCATTACTTGAGTTCGGCATGTGGCTGTTTAAAGAACAATTCTCACCCTTTTTTTCGAAATTCAAGCTGAGCTAACAGAGCTTAACGAACAGCCTGAACAGGCGAAGAATAATTTATTAGCCCGGAATCCTGTTTTTTATCAAAAGACACTTTTCCGGGCTTTTCTTAATGTAACAGGCGAAGAATTAGAGAATATGGGAGTAGATGAATACCTTAATTACAATATAATGCTTTCTGAATATCTTAAATTACTTCACGCTCCATATTTGGATCATAAAAATAGCATATAATGGCAGCATACGCATTTCAAATAAATGTAGAAGGAAATACAATATCCGGTTTCAAACAAATTGAAAGCGCCGCTGAGCATGTTAATGAGAAAGCAAAAGAAATACATAACTCGTTTTCAAAGATAGGTGAAGGTATTGGTCATTTAGGTAGTGAATTTAAAAATCTTGCCATGGGAGCCTTAGGATTGGGTTCTATTTTTGCAGGTTTTGAATTTATTAAATCATCAAAAGAGGCTTTCGACAAAATGGAGGAAAGCGTTGCTAAAGTAGAATCTGCGTTAGTTTCTACAGGTCATGCCGGAGGGCTTTCGTTGGAAGAATTAACTACTGAAGCTAAGAAATTAAGTGGGCAAACATTATTTGGTCGGGCATCAATTATGGATGCACAATCTATGCTATTAACATTTACGGCTATTAGAGGAGAAATATTTAATAAGTCTATTCCCGCAGTGGCCGATTTCGCAACTCGTTTTAAAATGGAGTTGCCAGAAGCTGCTAATACTCTTGGTAAGGCTTTGAATGATCCACTGAAAGGTATGACAAGGTTACAGCGCCAAGGTGTTGTGTTTTCAGATCAACAAAAAGAAACCATAACTAAGTTTATGGAAACTGGACAAGTTGCAAAAGCGCAAGAGGTAATATTAAAAGAGCTTGGTACTGAGTTCGGGGGCCTAGCTAAGGCTATGACTAAAACAGACGAAGGTAAATTAAAAATGGCTGCTAAAACTTTGGGTGAATTTAAAATGACTGTTGGGGAGCTTGCTTCTAAATTTTTAGTGAGTTTAATCCCGGCTTTTAACGCAGTAGTTGGGTTAGCAAAAGATTTTAAACATTGGATTGAGGGAGGCAGTGAGGGTGCTTATATTTTTAAAGAAATAATAATAGTCATAGGTGCTGCATTAGGGGTATATGCAGGGTACTTAGGCATTGTAACTGTTGGAACAAAACTTTGGGCTGCCGCTCAATGGTTAGTAAATACGGCTATGACACTAAACCCCATAGGAGCTATAATTGTGGCCATAGTTGCACTTGTTGCCGCTATAGCTATACTTTGGGATAAATGCGAAGGCTTTAGGGTTGCAATGGGTGGTATATGGGAAGTTGTCATAAAGTACGTAATGGGTATGATTCATTATTTTATGAACCTTGGCACTATTATAGGCGATATATTTACCGGCAATTGGTCAAAACTTAGGGATGATTCAAAGAAGTTTACCAATGATTTCAAGAATGACTTTATAACTGGTTGGGCCGATGCGTGGAAAAAAGGCGGAGAAAAAGGTAAAAATTCTCAGTTTAAATTTGGCGGGTTAGTCGGATTAGGTGGAGAATCAAAAGAAGGTGCAAAAGGTGAAGCTGGAAAAATTGGCGCCGGTGGATTAGCTCAAAGCGCAATAAATACCTCAAATCTTTCCGGGGCTTCCGGCGGATTAGGGGAGGCCAAAGTAATAAAAATTGATTTTCATAAAGCATTAATGGAAGTAAACGTACCAGGAGGGAACGGAATGGATATTGTTTCGAAGGCTCCTATGAGCGTTGAAATGATGCTTAGAATTATCAATAATCTCAGTATGTCACAAGGATCAACAATGTAACTATGGCTTTTTTTCAAACTAGATTAGATGTTGATTATACGAATATACCTTCGTCTGTAAGCCTTAACGGAATAGATTTACCGATCGATGTTATTATTGGCCTTAACGGCGAAAAGGTTATTGCGGAAAGCAAGATATTAGATGGTGCCGCTGTATTCGAAAGGGTGTCGCGTAAACCATTTGATATTAATTTTGAATTTAATATTCGGGAGCTAAACGCAGTTAGTAAGTATATATTTCCTAACAATGCCGCTTATGATATTATCACAAACGTATGGAATATCGACCAGGTAATAACATGCAAGAATACTTTTCTAAATAAATTAGGCATAATGGATGTGATTGTAAAAGGTATCACATTCTCAACTATTCGTGGGAATACTAATTTGCCATGTTCATTAAAGTGCTTAGAGATGTACAATAGTTCGAGTCAAACGCAATCATTAATTGTTAAAGTATAATGAGTGTAAATGGTATATATGTCATAGCTCATGCAAAGGTAATTATCAATGATACCATAGTACATGAAGTTGGTATTAACCAAAACATTGTTAGCATCCAAACTAATAACGATGCTAATCAAATTGGTTCGTATTGTGATATATTATTACCTTCGAATGTTCGCATTGCATACAATAATAATACTAATCAATCCCCTACTCCTGGTGACCCAGATCCACAGATTGACGTTAACCAGGCCAATAATGGCTATATAACTGCACCTACACGATATTATTTCAATACAGGTGATCATATTGTAATCAAGGCCAAATACGAAGGCTATGAAAATGAAACTGGTTCAGATAATGACGGGTATTTGCCCGTTTTCGATGGTTTTATTTATGATTTTTATGAGAGTACTCCAATAAAGATTAAGTGTTTAGATTACATATATTGGTTTAATATAGGTATATATGGAAGTAAAATAATTACTGTTGCAAAGAAAAACTCAAAGGGTAAAATCCCAAAGAAGCCTAAAACAGCATCGGGAATAGGAGTATCATATACTAAAGTAGCGTTCAAAGAATTAATACAGGATGTAATTGATACGGTTAATTACAATATTGCCATTTGGAATGGTGAGAACGGAACCAGTTTTCCGGATGTTGAGTTAAGTGAGCCAATGTTTGATATGACACTGGTAGATATTTCGTTTGTTCAGATGTCCCCGGCGGCTGTCCTGGAATGGTTCAAAAAAGAGTTGGGGTTAAATATTTCATTGAATGGTAATAAGTTGTATGTAAACGTAGCAAGTAATACCCTAAGCGTAGTAACATTTAAAACAGACGTAAATGTTATCACATCAGGATTACAAACAACTAATCTACAGCATACAAAAACCAAAGGTGCTAACTCTGTATTTTTACGCATAAAAGTAAAAGCCTATTTTATAAAAGAAAATGGCACCAAGGACTCATTCGAGATTGGAGACGAGAACGGGAAGCTAAGGGAAGTATTTTTCTACAACGTAAAAAAGGGAAAAGACATTTTAGTCGGAGGTAAAACGGTACCAGAAAATTACAATACACTAGCACAGGAAGCTTTGCAAAAGTTTCACCAGGATAGATACACCGGTGACATAACAGCTTATTTATATCCATATTGTGAGTTATTTTGGAAGGCGCAATATTATGATATGCGTTATCCTGAACGAAATGGCAATTATGTTGTAACTTCGCAAAGTTTAACAATTAACGAAAACGGGTTTCACCGCAAGTTAAAGCTTGCATATCTTGATGATCAAAATGGATAACGATAGCGCAGAAAAAAGCATACACGACGGATTTATCCAGTTTGGAAAGATGATGACTCGCGCGTCCATGCTTGTGGAGGGGGTTGTATTCTCCGTTGATGAGGTTAAGTTTACATGTGTGGTAACGGTCAATACATCTAATGCTGACGGATCAGAAACAGCGACTAAAATAAATAAAGTGCCGTTAAAGGTATTGCAAGGGGCACAGGCTTCTTTAATTGAGATTCCTAAAGTCGGTAGTAATTGCTTGGTATGCTTTCGCGATAATAATATTCAACGTTGCCAACTTTTTAGTACAGACCAATCCGACAAAATACTGGTTAAAATAGGCAATACAACATTGCAGGCCGATATTAATGGATGGGTGTTTAATGGTGGATCATTGGGAGGATTGATTAAGATAGACTCCAATGTAACCAAGTTAAATAACTTAGAAAATGATATAAATGCTTTAAAAACCGCTTTTTCGTCGTGGGTTGTAGTAGCCACGGATGGAGGGGCAGCGTTAAAGGCTATAACTGCTACTTGGTTCGCACAACAATTAACCCCGACAGTTAAGGCCGATTTAGAGAATACAAAAATAAAACAATAGCTATGGGTGATTTAAAGTTTGACCCTGAAACTAGGGACTTGGTAATTCAAAATGGTGATTTTGTACTCGAGACTAATCCATCGGTTCAGAATGGTGCAATAATACGCGATGCTCATTGTTTTAGCCTTCGTAATCCTATCTACGGAATTGGATTGCAAAGGATAATTAATAGTCCCGTGCCGGTTATTAATTTTGAAATGAATAGGTGGGTTACCCAGGTTAAGGCCGACGGAGCTACACAGGCAAGTTTCACTGTTGAATTAGGAGTGGATAAGGTTGCTATTATTGCAAATAAAGTATCGTATGTATAATGTTAAGGTTGGCGAATCAATACGGGATGTATGCTTAAATGCGTGCGGATCGATAAACGCCTGGAATGACATATTAGAGCTAAATGGTTATATCGATTGGGTGCCTGAATTAAAGGCAGGGCAAGAATTGGTCGTGCCTGCCATAATCGATGCCAATATTCAGCGGATACAACAAACACACCTTGCCAATAATGCTACGGACTCGAATGTACTATCTTCATCAATAGTCAATATTGAATACATATTAAATAACGCTGTACTGTACGATTATACACCAAATAATACAGTTAAGTCATTCATTAATTATTATGTTGTTAGGGGCGGAGAAACGATAAAAGACGTTGTTATTAATGCCACTGGTACGATTGATAATTGGGATGCTATTTTGACGGCAAATGATTTTACCGATTGGGTGCCGAGTCTAAGAGTTGGGCAAAAAGTAATAATACCATAACATGGCCGATATACAGAACAATGTTTTAATAGTTACGACGCGTTACCCATCGAATAACAATTCGGATATACCAAACATAGATTCTATAATATCGGTTTTTATTGCTAATTTTGGGAATAATTGGATATTAGATACCGGATTCTGGGATGATGGCGGAGTTTGGAAAGATGATTCATTATGGATAGATTAAATTTAGAAGATGGCTCGAACAATCATAAATAATGGAGACAGTGGGCTTACTGTTCGTAATGCGTTAAACTCAATGACTTCGGATTTATACGCCGGTGTTATAATGCCTCTTAAATATGCGAATCAAAGTTCAAATTTCACGGCAAGTATTGCGGCGGATACATGGGTAGAACAAATATTTGTTACGCCACAATCGGGAGTTCCGGATATTAAAATAGGCACATCTTTAGGTGGCAATGAAATACTAGATACTTCATTAGTATCATCTTATTTACCTATACCAACACAACAATATTTCCCAAGCGCTACGACGTTATACTTCACACCTTCCGGTGGAGCTGTAAATGTGAGAATTGATTTAATAACATCATACAGATAATGAATACATTCAGCACAATCATATCGTATATCCGGGCGAGCATGCCTGAGCTTAATAGTGGGAGTATTGCGGCAATTGTCAACAAAATAGCTGAGGCGGTTGGACAGGCTATCGACAATACACTAACGGAGCTCAATAATACATACTTGTTAATAACTAATATAATTGTTAACAAAAACTACGGGCACATACAATATTATACAGACTACGCCCTAATGTATCAAGAGGGCGTAGATTTAATTGTCGATCCAATCACAAAAAAACTGTATTATGCGACCATTGACGCCAATAAACAGATAATAAAACAAGCCGCGTTCGAGGAAGTGGTTACAGGTAGTAGCGCATCGCTTGTTTTGAAGGTTGCTTATACTGATCCTGATACTGGGTTGCTGGCAAAGCTCCCAACAGATAAAAAGGCCGCGTTTGATAGCTATTTTGCCAACTTCGAAATATTAGGGTTACCAGTCAATAAAATATCCAACGATCCAAACATATTAGTCTTTGACGCGCTAATAACCTACAATAAAACGTTTGATTTAACAACCATTCAAAACAATTGGGCAACGGCGTTGATAGCTCTTAGGGATACGTTTCAATTTAACGGGGTATTTTATAATTACTATTTTGAAAACTACATGGTGACTAATATCCCAGGGGTTTTATCGGTTTACTTATCCAATACCACTATTGATACCGTTGCTTTCAGTGGATCGACTAAATTGAGCGCCGGATATTTCAATTATGGAACGCCCTTAAATCTTACGTATGCCAATATTTAGGAAAATAGACTATTCAAAAATGTTGTACGAGACATTGGGGGCTTATCACTCGACTAATGTCCACGGCGAATTATCATATACCTATAAGTTTTGTATTTGCTGCCTTTATGTTTTGCAAGCTCCATTTGTTAATTTCGATGTATTTAGGATTCGTAAAAAACTTATAGCAAATTGTATGTGGCAAATTAGCCAATTACAAAATGTGCTCAATTATTTATACGATACGACATTAAATAGAATTATTATATCTCAAAGTATTGAAGTTTACGTATATGCTCCAGAGATAGACGCGAGTGAAAGCTCAGTATTCGCCATTGAAATAGATGCGGGCGAAAGTATTGTTTTGGCTTCAAATATTGACGATACAACCATTAACTCATCACTTGTAACAATTCATGTACCTAATTCACTGTATATTGATACTGCTCAAATAAGTTTACTTATATCGGAAGTTGAGCAAATTAGGCTATTAGGGGTGTTGTATCGAATAGTATCATCTAATCCATTGCTTTATTATGACAATTTTGCAAGTTGGGTTGCAGGTACTGCGTTTGTAACACATCCAACCGGATGGATAGCTGAGTTCAGTAAACTTGATGCTACGACATTCGGACGGGACGCTAATTGTAATATTGAGAATTTGATGTTAGGGTGTAAAATGGTATTAAATCCAGACGTTCATCCAGACGGATATGTTCAGATTGATACTTATAATAGTATTCCAAAGGGGTTATTATTGCCAAATACAACATATAAGCTAACTTTGACATTTACTGTATCGTCGAATAAAGCTTCTTTAACTATTCAGTGGTTTAAAGAATCCGGATTTTCAGTTAATGAAAGCAAATCGGTATCGGGCACATACGAATACACTATGTTAACAATATTGGCGACGGGTACAACTGGCAGAATAGTATTAACCCTTAATAGGAACTTTTCAAACTGGACATCAGGCGACGGCGAAGTATGGGCCGATATTCAATTAGTCAGTATAGAAGCAGTAATTTAAAACAAAATATATGTCAACTAAAATTCCATTCCCAAACGATAGACTTGTAAACGTAGGTTTAGGTAATCCGTTATTCGTATCAGATATTCAGAATTCAACTCAAAATCTGAATGAAGCGATTAATTTGATCCTTGGTTTACCTTCCAACGGCTTCGCGATACTTCGAGGGTTAGATTACAATAGTGGAGCCCATACCTATAATGCCGGGGTGGTTTATATGAATGGTGTTGTTTATTTGTGCGCCACTGGATTGGCCGAAAATCAGTATTTAGCGCCTTCCTTGGTTGATGAGTACTCAAAGATTAATAGCGACGGAAATGCTTACAATTCGTATCGGGTATATTATGCTATTGCGAGTAATTCGGTTGTTGGAGGTATGCCACAGTTTGTGGGGGCTATGAATCAGTATAGATTTAATATGACCAGTATGAAAGGATCTACTATAGGCAAAGTGCCAGTAATAGGGCCTTCTTGGGATAATTCTGCATTAGTAGCAATAAATACAGATGGGGAAGTAGAATCTGGAGCGTTTATTGGTATAACTGTTAATGAAATTCCTAATATTCAATCCACCCTAACCCCCGGCCAAACCGTAAAAGTTGGGAGTACTGGGTTGGTGTCTGAAGATTTAGGAGATGTATTATTGACTAAAATTGTAAATATTGGTGATTGGAATATGGATTCTACAAGCACTAAGGCAGTAGCACACGGAATATCTAATTATAAAAAAATTAGAAGTATATCTTGTATAGTTAGAAGTGATGATGATTCAGAATATCTTAATTTAAATGTAAGTATAGGATCTTCAGAAGGAAGTTATAAATCAGCAGGATATATAAATGGAGTGTCACTTCTTGATTCTAGTAATATTGCATTAGCTAGAGAAAGTGGAATGTACTTCGATTCTACATCTTTTGATTCAACTTCGTACAATAGAGGTTGGGTAACTATACAGTATATACCTTAATTATTATTACCATAAAACATAGCTTCATTTTCAAAATAAGTTTTATTTAATAAATAAAGTATATCGAATGAAGATAAATCATTATGAATTGGCTTGATATTCTCATATTTATTATATATAGTTAAAAAATTATTAATTGATGAGTATTGTAATCTTTGATAAGTGTGAGTAAGTTCATGTAAAATTACATTTGGAGTGTATGATAATAATTTACCATTATGCCTAACGTAATATTGTTGGTTGTTAATAGTTATATTATTAGCATAAGTTTTACCATAAGTGGATAACATTTGCTGTAAAAACACAGGTGTCCCAATAGTCAAACTTTTTGATACGTCAAACTTACCTCCTGAAAAAAATATGCCAGTAAAACAAGCTAAAGAGATAGGCTCTATTTGCACTGTGTAATCAGTACTAAGCCGTATAAATCCAATATCGATAGAATAGTGTTTCAATAAACTTGATTCGTTCATAGTAGCATTGTAAAGCATAGTATTTGATACACTATTTACAATCTTCGACCCCCAACACAAACGCCAATCTAAATCATATCGTTCCGATTGAATGCGTAACATCTCTTTTGAAACCGAATTAATGCTACCCGAAATAGCCCCCTTCCAAGCGCCATTAACGAAAGCCTTACCAAAGCTTTCATTTTCTTTGTGGTGGATTCCGGAACCAATACCACCGATAATACTACTCGAAACAATATTGAACGCGGCATATTTGATATGATCATTTTGAGCCGACATATTAACCGATATAACTAATGCAAGAATTAAAGTTAAGGTTTTCATAGTTTAGAACAATTTAAAGAAATCTACTGTAACATCGAAATCATGCTCAATAGAATGAGCTGGCAACACGCCGTAATAACAGAACGTAGCAAACACAAACAACTCCCATCTTTCGCCTTCACCACCTGTTTCAAAAAGTACACTTTCGCGCAATATTGACATTTTCATAATTAGTTAAATTTAAGGTTAAAATACTGACAAATATCTTTGAATGAGTTAAACTCTAATGTTTCGCCAGTTGATTCAATGACAACCACCACATACTCGTTATCCACCATTAACCTCCGACGCATGAACGATACAATTAGGTATAGGCATTCTTTCGAGACACTCCATATATTACAGGCAATACAATTGCCAGCTCTAAGCATCCTAACACCGCCACGGATCAATTCAGGGGTATAGTCTCCGGTTCCTTCAGCTTCAGGAACGAAATAATAATGTTCCTTGTTAAATGGAAACTGAACTTCTACACCGGTTGAGAATATCCAGGCTTTCGAAATCTTATCGTTGACGGTTGCTATTTCAGATAATGTAAACATGGCGTTTATTATTTGTTTGTTTCTATGAATCAAAGATACTGAAATATATTTAAGTATGCAAATATATTTAGATGACATTGGTTATCGGTAATAGGTGATTTAAATTATCATTTTGGTTAAGTGGTTGGTGCATAAAATAAAAAAGGCCATTACAATTAAGTAATGGCCTTTTAAAAAATTTGTAGTAATTAAAAGCCGTAGCCGTTGCCGTTGCCGTTGTCGTTGCCGTTGCCGTTGCCGTAGCCGTTGCCGTAGCCGTTGCCGTAGCTGTAGCCGTTGTCGTTGCCGTTGCCGTAGCCGTTGCCGTTGCCGTAGCCGTTG